CTGTTGAGCGCGAGCAAGAAGGCCGTCGCAGTATCAGCCTTACTGATAGTGCTTATCAAGCCAATGAGCTTATTGAGATCTGCTATGGATACCAAAGACTTATTGACCAAGAGGACGGTGCTGAGGGAATTTACTGCACAGTATTCCATCGTGAGTTCAGTGGGGATGAAGTGACACCTGGCTATGCTAAGTATGAGCTGCTTAATGGCTACGAGGATTATCCTGTAGTAGTCACAAAGCTATCAGAAGATAGCAAGCGACTATATGACACAGCAACTGTTCCTTCTTTGCTACGCGGTCTACAGAACCAAGTAAAGATTGAGCGTGATTCGCGGACTGATCGTAACAGCCTATCTACTCTTCCCCCTATCCTGCACCCAGTTGGTCAAGCACCTACTGATTGGGGTCCAGGTCGTATGATTCCTTATCGTCGTAAGGGTGACTTGGACTTTGCTCCTACACCTCCGCCTCCTACTGGATCAATCGAAATGGAGTCAACATTGCTTGACCTCGCTGACCGCCTAGTAGGACTTGACGATGAGGGAGCAATTAGCCAAATTCGCCAACAGTTCCTTGTTGATAAGTTCCTTAGCCACACAGCAGAGGTTCTTCGTATGGCATTCAAGTGCTTCCAACGCTTTGGACCCGATGAAATCTTCTTCCGTGTTACCGGTATCCCTGATCCGCAGAACTTTGACAAGGGAAGTGCCGATGAAAACTTTGACATTATGATTAACTTCGACGTGCAGAATACTGACCCGAAGACCGTCGAGGCCAAGACTCAGCAATTCGTAGCACTCAATCAATTGAACTCCAACAACCGATTGAATGTAGATTCCTTACTTGATGTCATTGCTAACAGCATTGATCCAGTAATGGCTGATGCCATCCTACAGCCAGTAGAGACAGCGCAGGAGGAAGTGGTCAAGCAGGTCACTGACGACCTAGCTAAGATCTTTGCGGGTATCGAGATGCCAGCACGTCCAGCGGGAGCACAGATTGCATTGCAAGTAATCCAGCAATACACTCAGCAGCCAGATGTAGCACAACGTGCTCAGACGGACCAAGCGTTTGGTGCTCGACTACAGAAGTACGTAGGTCAGTACACCTTTCAGATGCAGCAAGCACAGAATGCTCAGATTGGTCGAGTCGGTACAGCACCTGCACAGATGGGTGAAATTGATACTCAAAACTTATAATGGACAATATTACGACATCTCAACAAGCCCAAAGGCGAGCAAAACAAATTGAGCTGGACTCACGTGTAAGAAACGTAGCTGGTAAGATCCAGGAAAAATTTGGATATAGTGCACCAATGCTTGCTGGTATCTTAGGAAATATTCACGTTGAAACTGGGAACACGTTTGATTACAAACAAAAGCAGAATAAAGGACCAGCCGAGGGTTTGTTTCAATTTGATTTTCACAAGCCCAACTATAAAAAGTATTTAAAGAAAAAGGGGCTTGAAGATGATGTCGATTCTCAGGTTGGTTATGTATACGACAGTATTTACGGGGACGAGCGAGAGCACCTTGGTTATGGGAACGCGAAAAATCTAAGGGAATTATTTGCTAGGTCCACTGACCCCATAGAGATTTCCGATGGATTCCAGAATATCTTCTTACGCCCCAAAAAAACAAAAGCTCATACTGATCGACGTAGAGAAGCCAGCCGAATGTATTCACTAGCATTTACCCCTGCTCAATAATATGAATATACAAGATGACATCAATAGCTTGCACAGCTATGAATCCTTTGCTCGGTTTATCAAAATGGTTCACGAACTCCGGGAGGAGACCATTAGCGAAATGCACGAAGCATCCAGTGAAACTATCCAGCAGATTTCTGGTCGAATCATTACCTATGATCAAATACTTCAAATGTCAGGATGGGATAAGCTGCGATTAAAGCATTCGGATCGAATGTAATACGTATGTTATAATGCCAACATCGCCCTCGCTCGGCGTTAATGAGTGGTAATAATATGACAGACGAAATCGAAACTGCTAACGCTGAGGCAGACCAAAGTTCAGTGGCAAATAATAACTTATCCGTTGAGGATTTCGCAATGCGGAGAATTGGGCAACTGAACCCTGAGGCTGAAGAGCCACAGGAGGAAGAGGTCGAAGGAACCGAGGAGCAGGAAACTGAAGAAGTAACTGAGGAGGAAGCTGAAGAATCAGTTGAGTCCGAGGAAGCTACTGAGGAGACCGAGGGATCCGACAATGTTCTTTCACAGTTGGACTTGGACGATATGTCCGAGGAGGATTTGCGGGAACTAGCTGACAAGCTAGGTAGCCGTGCTGTAGCTCGATTCGGTGAATTGACTGCTAAGCGCAAAGCTGCCGAAGAACGTCTTGCTAGTTTAGAAGCTAAACTCAAGGAAAAGCCAAACCCATTAGAAACAAAGAAGGTTGAAAATAACCCCTACGGTAACCTCGATTCTGTCGAGAAGTTACAGGCTAAAGCAGGGGAAGTCGATCAAGTTGTTGAGTGGGCTGAGGATATTCTGTTTGAGAGTGATGGCTATTCCGCTGATGACATCGTAACCGAAATCGAAGGTAAGGAGTGGACAAAGAAGGACGTGCGACAGGCTTTATTAAAAGCCCGTAAAGCACAGAAAACTTTCCTCCCTGATCAACTCAACAAGGTTCAGGCACAGATCGAAGGAGAACAGCTTGCTGATTCTTTCTCAGAACGTGCCAGAAAAGAACTGACTTGGTTGGAAGGTGAGGACAACGACTTACGAAAACAATTTGAAGCCACCGTAGGTGATGAACGTTTTAAGCAACTCAAAAAGGTTGTTAAGCGGGAAGCACCTGAAGTAGCAGCACAATTGGATTATTGGTTCGCTCACGCTACTAACAGTATTTACGGACGTAAGCCCGTTACTGAGCGTAAGACATCAGCAGTATTAAATCCTCCCAAATCAGCCAGTCCATCTGCATCCAAACCCGAAAAGGGAATGGGAAGAACCGCCAAGGCCCTAAAAGAATTAGAAGCCAGGTTTAAAGCAACGGGTAGCGCAAACGATTTCGCTAATCTCAGAAAACACAAAATGGCATCACGCCACTAACCTATTCATTAACTAACTATACAAATACATAACTAATTATGGCATTCTCAAATACATTCGATACTACAAATACCGGTTCCGGTGTTTCCAATCGTGAAGACCTCACTGATGTCTTGACAATTCTCGCACCAGAAGAAACACCTATTCTTTCTTCTGCTAACAAAAAGGGCGCATCCGCAACTAAGGTTGAGTGGACTGTTGACTCTCTCTCGGCTCCCAGCACTGCTGGTATCGCTGAAGGTGCTGACGTTACAGCATTCACTGACCAATTCGCTGGCCGCGCTCGCCTTGGCAATCGCGTTCAAAAGTTCCGCCGGGACTATATGGTTTCCGATCTGCAAGAAGCAGTCGATTCCGTTGGCCCAGCTAAGATTGCTCAAGCAGAAGCTAAAGCAATTCGTGAACTCAAGCGCGACATCGAAGCAAGTCTTGCTTCAGCTAACACTCAGACAACCGAAGACGGTGCTGGTGTAGTTAATCGCCTTGGTGGTCTTGGTGACTGGATTCAAAATGCTGCTGGTTCGGGTAACGTACCTGCTACATTCCAAACTCCAGCTGCAAGCATCGCTGACGTAACTGATGGCAATTTCGCAGAAAGCGAATTGAACTCTCTTATCTCTTCGATCTTCAAGGTTACTGGTACATCCAACAACCTTATGTTGGTTGCTGATACAGCACTCCGTCAAGACATCAGCGACTTCGCTCGCATCGGTGGCGTATCGGGTGACTCAGTTCGTGCAGTTAACTACAACGGCGAAAGCGGCACTATCAAGCTTTCCGTTGATCTCTATCAAAGCGATCACGGTATCGTCTCTGTTGTCAATGCTAACCCTGACTGTATGCCAGTACAAGCCGGCACTGCTGGAATGGCTGGTTACTTGGTGAATCCTGAATACTACGGTGTTCACGAACTGATCCCTATGGGCAGCACTCGTCTTCCAAATCTTGGTGGCGGCGACCGTGGCTTCGTTGATTGCGCTTTGACCCTCGGTGTTTACCACCCTGGTGCTCACGGTAAGATCATCAGCGCAAGCTAAATAATTCCGGGAGGGTCTGGTCCGATACCGGACTCTCCCGTTTTTTATCAACTAACAATAATTAAATTATGGCTTACTCAGATTACGATACACCAGGTGAAGTTCTAACTAGCGGATACACTGCAACTGGAACCGACATCACAATGACGATTGGTACTGGCGGACTACTACCAGATGTATCAAGTGCAGAAGCAGATGCCGCTACTGGCGACTTTCGCAAATTAATGTACGGAACAATTGAAGGTCTTTATTCTAATTACAACGCTATACCTCAAACGGACAGAGCGTCTAAAATGACAATCAATCGAAGCACGTCGGAGGACACTCAAACTGGTGGATTCACTAGAACCTACAACATTCAGTTCAAACTAGATGCAACTGGTTTCGAGGTTGCTCCCGAAGTTTAAATTGTAATATATTAATTCAGGGGGCGGGTTTACTGCTCGCCCCCTTTTTAATTTTTATGAACATCATTACCCCAGATTCAAAGACTTACTCCGATGAGGAGATTGATCGCGCCCTAATGCAGGAGATTCAAGAGAGTCTCCATTTGGAACGAGCGACCGAGAAGGACCGCTACCAACAAGCAGCCAAGGAGGCGCATCAACTGAAAGGAACTATTCATCCCACCTTGGGACGGCCAGTTGCCACAATGCCAGCACGAGAGTTTTTTCGACTGGTAAAGAAGTACGGTCAAGAGACTGTGCATTCTAAAGAATTTTTAAAGTACTACAATAAGAAGTTTCCAGAACTTAGCCCTAACAAAATATAATGCAGACCAGAACCTACGGAGAATTATTCAAACTTGCATCTGCACTTATTGGAACTGGTGGAGAACTATCCACTGGCGAGCAGGATCAACTTAGTCATTTTATTAATCGACGATTCTCCGAGATCTTTAATGCAAGCCCAAGCTGGCCTCGATATATTACTGTAGGTGAGCCACGACCCATTGGACTTAACCAGATAGTCTCAACCGCAGGTGGGGATATATATGTAACCAATGCCGGAACCCCTACTGGTCAACCAGAAATTAATGGATTATTTAAACGCAATGGAGATAGTGGTGGCTACCCTAGATACTCCAAGTATGAGAGTGGCACTTCTGGGTCAATAGATTACGACATTATCTTTGATGGTTCTGATTGGAATCTTTTCAACGATGCATCTACCCTACAGTATAGCGCAAGTGCAAACCCTGGTGATCCTGTTCCATCCACTGGATGGGCAGGACAAGCGGTAGGAACAACCGCCAATATGTTCATTTATAATTTAAATAACATTGGGGAGTTCGTACGCATTCACAACACTCAACCACTACTGAACCGATCAGCACGTGAGTACGAGTTCTATGTTACATTTGAAGGTGCGCACATCCTAAACGTAGAATCAACTACGGATAGCACTGCCTGGGTAACCTACAAGAAGGAGTTCACCCCTTACACAATTACTGCGGACTACTATACTTCTACCTTAGAAGTACCAGCGGAGTTCTTTAACTTTATTAGTCACGCTGTTTATGCTGACTTCCTCCGGGTTCAGAACAAGCAAGAGGAAGCACTGGCAGAGGAGCAAGCTGCGCAAACATTCCTAGCCCTTGAGCTGGAAAAAATCGACCTTCGCTCTAACAACAATACAATCAACAAAAAGTTTTCAACTTACGTAAATCGTCAAGCACGATAGCAACCCCTGTGATACAATAATATTATGGCTAACTCAAAAAACAACGCACTGGAATTTTCCTCGGCTGGATCAGAAATCCTTGAAGCTGCGAATGCAGTAACAGGTAAACGCTATGGAGCGTTACAAATCTTAAATGACACTGTGTTCGGTGCTTTGACTGCATCCAGCATTGACGGTACAGCTAAGCTAGTTGGACCAACCTTTGCTGCTGGAACAATCCTTTATGGAGCATTCAGTGAAGTAACAGTAACAACTGGTCTTGTAGCAGCGCACAAATACTAGTATGCACCTGAGCCTAAATAATAGCTTAGGCAAATGGATATTGCCTAAAGAGCCAGCACCGTTCTCGCCAGAGGCAACAAACTACTTTAGCCGCCTGGACGCAGCAGGTGACACCACCTACGTTGATTACAAGCAGCCACTAGCTAACTACATTGATAGTCTAGTGGCACTGGGTGGTGCATACTGGGACACGATGGAATCCGCTGCATCCTTTGTAGGTGTAGGTATTCAAGGCATTACAGTTCCTCTTAGGGACGGAATGCCCGTTCTTACGGAGAATAACTTTATTGATCTTGACTTAGACCAGCTGACTGGTTTGAAGGGTAACTCAACCTCAGGCAAATACCTAAGCACTAACACTGACACGACCGACTACGCTCAGAACGACAACTCGCTCAGTTTCTATGTTACGGATTTAGACACGGCGACATCGGCAGACCAATCAATACTACTCGGAATCAAGCCAGGCTCTGGCGGAAACCCGTTTCATTTTCAGTATCGAAGTTCTGCTCAACGAATTGATGCGAGAAATTTCAGTGGAGCGGGCGCAGGCGGGGTAAACTCCGCAGATGGATTCTTTGGCTCGGCACGTGATAATTCATCTAATTTTACATATCGTCGTGATTCTACCGATTTAACTGCCGCTGTAGTGTCGGGCGCTCAAGACGAAGCAGATCTACTCATATTCGCCGCAAACAATGCTATAGGCGGAAGTGTAGGTTCCTATTCAGACGCACGCCTAGCAACCTACCACGCAGGCCCTGCACTTGACCTTGCTACCCTAGAAGCACTGCAAGACACCCTAATCACAGAAGTTGCAGAAGCTCAATTCTCCGCAGAAGCAGCTAATTATTTCTCACGCCTTGTAGCCGCAGGTGACACTACGCACTACGCATACCGTCAGCCACTAGCTAACTACATTGATAGTCTAGTAACGCTCGGTGGAGCCTACTGGGACGATATGAAATCCTCTGCATCCTTTGTTGGTGTAGGTATTCAGGGCGTTACGGTTCCCCTTCGTAGCGGAATGCCAGTGCTGACAAATAATAACTTTGTTGTAGGTGATTTGGATCAGTTGACTGGACTGAAAGGTGATGGTTCGACAAAGTATCTTGCTACCAATGTAGCTGGGACTGCCATATCGCAAAACGATGCTTCTATTTCCGTTTACATAAAAGAATCACATACAGCTGGGGGTGGATTTTTACTAGGCAATAGTACACAGTCCGCAGTGTTACGTGCAAATGCTACTCAATGGCTTCACGGCTCAACAGCTTTAGGCACGACTCCTACACCTGGACTGTATGGTGCAGCTCGCAGCACAAGCACCGATATTGATGTTCGCAGTAATGCAACTGACTATTCAGCGGCTGTTACATCTACAGCTCCAAATGCAGGTCTAATTGGCATTTTTGCCCTTGGAACAATTGCATCAAGCAACCCACGCCTAGCAACCTACCACGCAGGCTTTGCGCTTGACCTTGCTACCTTAGAAGGTCTGCAAGAAACCCTAATCACAGAAATCGCAGCAATTTAATTATGACCTCATCAGAATACCTACTAACTAATCCTACGGCTGACGAACACAGCTACAACTATCTGCTGATTCCAGCAGAACTGCGGGACTCAATGATCGCAAAGCAGGACACCTTGACTACTAGCAATCATATCAGCCCAGTGCTGTTGATTGACGGACGCTATGGTGCTTGCTGTGACCTTTACACAGAGGTCGGCGCAGGCGGTATCTACCACGAACTATGGGAGATGCTTGACCAAGCTAAACTGGAAGAATGCGAAGTCGTAGACAAAGCTGCATTCCTAGCACTGCTACCACCTGAACCAGAAGAGGAAGCATAATGCACGACATTATTTACAAGTCAACTATTGGCACAGGGGGCTTTGTCGCTACTATCGAATTGAATAGCATTAACGAAATTCTAGGACTAGTTGTGGGTCTTGCTACTCTAGTCTATATGACTGCATCCGCAATCAAGGTAATTAAGGAACTTAACAATAAATAATTATGGCACATTCAGAAATTACTTACACAAACAAAGTTGAAAACGGCGGCACAACGGTTGAAGGACTTGTAGGTTCAGCAGACCTTAACGAGATTAAGGCGGTGGTCAATTCCAACGGTGCTTCTGCTGATGTTCGGCTCGATGTGGTTGAGGAATACGTTACAACTCAAGAGTCCTATGCTGAAATCTCAGCAGATGGCCCTATCTCGGCGCGAGTAACTGCGGTTGATTTGCCAGCGGGGAACGTTACGGTATCACTACCTTTAGCGGCTAGTGTCGCCAAGCAATTTTTCACAGTAAAGCGCGTGGCCAACGGGGTCAATGTGCTGACAATCACATCGGCTGAATTGATTGATTCCGTCTCCAATGACATTGTACTAGGGATTGTCCACGAATCCATTACCTTTTACAGTGACGGGGTAAACTACATTATTACTGAAAGAAATACGTCTGCGTATGCTTCTATATCGACACTTACACAAACAGTCTTTGCGTCATCCACTAGCCCTCAGAAACTGACTACTTGGGACACTAATGTTATCAGCACTGCTGGCCGCATAACCGCCGACGAAGCTAACAACAGGGTAGATGTGATTTATGCTTCTGGCGATGCTTTTGATCGCATAAAAATATCAGCAGAATTGAGCATGCAGTTTGCTTCAAATGTTATTGCAAGTTTCCAAATTTACTACGGCGGGTCTCCTGTTGGTCATCCGTTTTCGATCAATGGACTTGGGATATCAAAGCCGATAACTATTCCAATCCAAGCCATCTATAGCGCCACAGGTGTTGGTTTTATAGAAATCTGGGTGTCAACTGACTCAGCTACAAATATTACAATCGACACCGCTTCGATGTATGTTGAATCACTTTCCGATTAAATCATGGCTTACAGTAAAACAACCAAGAAAGCGGTGAAGAAAGTCGCTAAGAAGAAGGCAGCTAAGAAGCCCGTGAAGGCTTCCGTGGAGAAAAAGGGTATGGACACCCCTGTAGAACCCTCAAAGCCCGTTAAGACCCCTTCAGAGGCCAAGAAACGCTATAAGGCTCGCCCCAAGGCACTGTCCCCAGTTGACAACCGAAAGGTTTCTAGCTCCTACGCCAAGAGCAAACCATCTAAGCGCCAACCTAACATCATTGGGTAAATCAATGACCAGAACAAAAGCCCAGCTCATTTTCTTCCTAGTTGTTGCAACAACTCTGTTCCTGTCAGGGTGCGCATATAGAGGTGATGTTTTTCTTTACTCTCCACAGGGGGCAAACAACGTCATAGAAAAGGCAGTCTCGACAGACGCCTCATTTGATGTTCCATTAGTCCCTTGAGCGCACATTTCTTCAACGAACTGGACGCCTCTATTTCTCACAAGCTAGAGGGAGGAGATTATATCCGCACAGTAACTCTAAATGAGGCGCTCGTCTTCTACACCGATAGCGGTGACGAAATTGCAGTTCCAGCAGGATTTGAGAGTGACGGGGCCAGTGTCCCTAAAGCATTCTGGTCAAGGTTCCCGCCATTCGGTAAATACCTACCAGCTGCGGTCGTACACGACCTCCTGTGCGTCCAAGGACACAAAGGTAAGTGCGTTTATGACTCTACAGAGGCAGCCGACATCTTTAAGCAAGCAATGCTTGTCTGTGGCGTAGGTAAATTTAAGGCGTGGAAAATGCACTTCGCGGTCAGATGGTTCGGGCCAAAATGGACTAAGCGTCCGTCATCGTCTGATGCGTAACCTCGAAGTTAATCTGAGCTGTGGCTAGGATACCGTTGCGGCACTTAACTTGTTGCACAGTCTGAAAGTATACTGACTGGCCGTCCTCTTGTACTTGTCCGCTCTTTCCACGCTCTGGCCGCTCAAGCCTCCAGAAGATCGTAGCGTCATTGAAGATCGCCCGTGACTCTCTAGCTTGGCCATCCTGATTGAGCTGAGTGCCGCTGAACGCAACACACTTGAGGCTCTTCTGTAGGCGCTGGATGCCACCTGACATGGCGGCCACCTCAGTCTCACGGTTGCCCTTAGTCTTACCCGATGAGTCCATAATCTGAATGTAGTCAACGCACAGGATGTCGATCTTGCCACACTTCGCAGCGATCTCACGGCAGCGTGTCTGCACACCTTCAAGAGACTCAGGCGAGTCAAACAGGAATAGGCGTTTGTCGGTCTCTTCCTTGAGCATATTCAGGCACTTGAGGTACAGGGTCTGCTTCCTACCGTCAACCGTGTTGAGGGGCTGGCGTGTGTTGATCTTAGCGTAGGAGCAGGCTGTGTTGTGCCAGAAGTCCTCCTTAGATGACTCAAGCAGGAACGCAGCGATGACCCAGTCCTTGTGCTTGAACAGGTTGTGGACAATGATCTGACGTTTTAACGCTGACTTACCGCGCGAGGATGGTGCTGCGATGATGATGTTGTTATCCTTGCGGCGACGGTCGATGTAGCCGAGAGTCTCCTCTAGGTGCTTCATGCCAGTGTGAACGCGAAACTCCTCAGGTATACGGTTTTCCTCACCAGACAGCTCCTTCATCTTCTGGTCAATGAAGTCCACGATCTCCTCCTTGGCTGTCTTGTCGTCGTCCGCAAGCGTGAGTGTGGATATCTCGTTCATCGGCTCAGAGATGGCCAATTTGATGTCCTCAGAGGACGCCAGTGGCTTCTGGAGGTTCTCAAGCATACTGCGTGTGGCGTGAATCATCTTACGCTGAAGGAACAGGTTCTTTACGTTGCGCAGGGCCGATACCCATGTGGCCGTGTAGACCATTGGCAACGCCATAAGCATCGACATCGCTGTGTCCACATTCATGCGAGCCTCGGCCATGTTAGCCTGAAGGACTGGCAAGACAGATAGCTCTTCGATATCTTGACCAGCATCAAATACCGAGCGGATGGACTCAAAGATGAGCTGATTGTCGGCCGAGTAGAACCAGTCCTTGGTAATTCCTTCGCCAATGATCGAGGCTGCGTCGTGCTGTAGCATCTGCCCAAGGATTGTGTTCTCGGACTGGAGGCTGTGAGGGTGGTTATTGGTGGTGTTATTCATGTGTGTGTTGGTTCGGTGTTTAATTAGCTCCAGACCGTGGGTTTAGAGATTTTTCGTTGTGCTGTGATGTGTTGGTGACTCCAGTTTGATGCCTTGTCAAGCTCTCCGCTCAAATTATTCAAAAGAGTTGCGAGGGTCTTGCGGGCGTAGGTCTTGTCTTGCGGTGCAGCATAGAAGTCTTCTAGCTCGGTCCACTCACGGTCGGTCATGTCAGCTACGATACCCTTGGCGGATGCCCAAGCGGATAGCTCAGCCTTGTCCATAGGAGTAGTGACACGCTTACCGAATAGCTTCTCGATGCGAAGTTGATCTTCAGACTTAACGGGAAGAGACCTCTCTTTGATTATATGATGATTATATGACGGTTCAATGACGGTTAGTGAGACACTGGTGTCTATAGCATTAGACATGGTGTCTATAGGTATGGACATGGTGTCTATAGGTGTAGACATGGTGTCTATAGTGTCTGAGCTGAGTATAGACAGGGTGTCTATATTGAACTGATAGGTGTTCGAGCTATTTAACCGACGGTCATGGCTAAGCAGGTTGATCGACTCGAAGTATACGATAGCTCTGGACACTGTCCTAGTTGAGCATCCGCAATCCTTAGCAATCGTACTTAGTGAAGGCCAGCAGACTCCAGCGTCATTCGCGTTATCCGCAAGCTTGAGTAGAATGAGCTTCTGACCAGCCGTAGGGCATTCGATCTTCCAGCAGGGTGATGATATGTGAATGCTCATATTATTTAGCTCCGTGCAGGGGGTGATAGCCATACTTGACCATCGCAGCCTTACGGGCGGCTACGGCCTTTGTTAGGTTTTTGAATGTTCCGATATGCTTCATTCCATTTGCGCCTATTCGCACCTGCCAAGTTGAACCCTTGACGCCCTTTCGCTCCATTATTCCAGAGTATCCAGACTTATTGGACTTGCTTAACCTTTGGTTGCGATTGTTTTCGGTCTGAGTGACGTCGCGTAGGTTCGACATACGGTTGTCAAGTGGGTCTCCGTTGATGTGGTCAACCGTAAGATTGAAGTTTGGGGTGATGAACTTATGGATAAAGTTGCGTTTCCCTTTAAGTCTAGCTTGAGCGTAAACCGCGTTATTACTTACACGACCCATACCTTGGTCGAGTAGGTCGAGCCACGTATCCAGATCAATCTTCATCGATGCCTTCGGGTGCTTGGGTGTAGAGATGTCGACGACTGCAATAGTGCCGAGGATAATGTATTCGTTCTTTAATTTTGGTCTCATAATCTATGTGTGCCTAAAAAGGCCGTTCCAGTTTAAGCTCTGAAACGGCCTCACATAGAATGTTCGTTAATTAGACGAACGAAAAGGTCTGTAAATCTCAGCGGCTTAAAGCGGATTAGGACACCAATAAACACTGGCTAAATTAGACTGTCAAGCGCATTTGCAAATGAAAAAGCGCCACCCTCGAAAGGATGACGCTTCCACTATGATAACCGAACCGACACACACTGCCGATGTCCAAAAGAATGACCGCCATCTCACTTCGGTCAATAAGTTTTTTTTCATTTAATTCAATTTAGCTATTGACCTATATAACTTTATCCCTAAGTTTAGTTGTATCGAAGCGATTACCGCAACGAATAACAACCGAAAAACACACACTATGAAAAACTTCATCAACCTACTCACCAAACTCCGCTCGGACATCAAAGATGCATCCGACCGTCACGAACTCAGCGACCTTATGGAAGCCCTCGAAGCAATCAATGAGGAGCTTAACGATGACACCTCTGACGAGGAATTTGCCATCTACAATAAGGTTGAGTCCGAGGCTGCTGTTGCACACCGCTTCCTCGCCGACGAATACGCTCAAGAAGAGCGCGATGAGATGATCGATCAAATGCGATACGAGTCATTCCGCTCACAACGATAACCACTGGCACACATATACAATGAAACATAAGAAGAAATTCAAAGAGTTAAGCTTTGAGGAGAAGTGTTCAATCATTGAATCCATGAGCAACCCTCATAAGGATGCTGATTATAGGTCGATGTTGCAACACCGACGAAATAGTAAATTGAGGAAGGATACAGTTAGGAGAAATGCGCTTTCAGCGATAATGAAAATGCGAAACATTAATAAATAACCACCAACACACAATACAATGAAAACATCCGTAAAAACCGCAATATCCGAGGCCCTAGAGGTCGCATTCACAGCAAAAGAGCGTGGGCATGATTGCAGCGTTAATTTCTTCTCGGCCAATGGCTCCGTGGAAATTATCTTCTACCCGTTCGGCTTTAACGTAGAGACTGCAGTACATTACAACGTGGTCTACGACACCGACAGCATACTTGCACCTCAAGACCCTGCTGCCACTATCCGTGAGATCATGAGCCGCATCGTCGAAGACATAGATCAGCTTGAGCTTGAAGTAAGAGGGGAGGACTTTTAACATGAAACACTTCGATCAGCTAAAACGTCGCGTCCCACTTTACGCAATGGTGTCACCTGACTCTAAGGACTTCGTCTCACAACTTAACGAGCACACTGGCGTCTCCGAGGGCAAAATCCTCGACCTTGCCATTGGCCTACTCAAAGAAACCAAAATAGATCAACTCAAATCAACCAAACTGAAATAACATCATGAAAAAATCCGAATCAATCAAGAATCTCGCAATCGCACTCAACAAAGCACAGGCAGTAATGTCGGGCGCTAAGAAGTCTGCGGCCAATCCGTTCTTCAAGTCGAAATACGCCAACCTTGAGGAAGTTATCGCCTGTATCAAAGAACCATTCGAGTCCAACGGTCTCAGTTTTATGCAATTCCCGATCACTGAGGACGACCGCGCAGGTGTCGAGACAATCGTCATGCACGAAAGTGGCGAATGGATCTCTGGCAGCTTCATGCTCAAATGCTCTAAGCTCGACCCGCAGGGCATGGCATCAGCGATCACCTACGCTCGTCGCTACGGCATCCAGAGCATCGCAGGCATCCCTAGTGAGGACGACGACGGTAACGCAGCCTCACAAGCTCCTAAGCCCGTTGTGTCCTTCCTGAAGCCTAAGGGAGCCATTGCCCTGCTATCCTCAGCCGAGAGCCAGAAGGATCTGGTGGCCGTGTGGAACTCATTCCCCATCGACATTAAGCAGAACGCTGACGTGATCGAAAAGAAGGACGAGCTAAAGACCGAGCTTAGCTAGACTTACCAGCACTAAGCGCCACCTTTAATCGGGTGGCGTTTTTTTGCGCATTAACGCTTGACCGACCATTCTGGTTACCCATTATTTAGCTATGCCTGCTTGGGAATTTGAATACACGACACCTATCATGCCAAGTGCCTGTAGGGTCATTAAGCACGCTGACACCCCCGAGAAGGCTCTAGCGTTCTTTGCGAAGGGTAGCATCAAGGCAGACAATTTAGTCATCATACGGTCGAAAGCACCGATGACGTTAACCAAAGAACCGATAAGATTATGATTAAAATGAGAGTCCCAGACCGCCACCTAGCACAATTCGTTAACTCAAAGGGCATCACTTGCCGGCCACGCACCGAGGAGGAAGAGGAAGCCTACATGGAAGCCCTCCCTGAGTTTGTGCCATACGTTGACCCTGCCAGCCTGCTACCTATCTCTGATGACGTCACACGCCTCATTACGGCCCGAATGGAGCAGGACAAATGCACACGTGCTGTAGCCTGCCATGAGCAGCACGTAACTGTTGGACAATACCTGAAGTCCCTTAAGCGCATGAAGGAGGAGGGGCGATAATGTCGGATGTCGTGATAACGTGTCCTTTATCTGTCATGCTACCACGCAAGACGATGGCCGACCGCAAGTATATCATCAACAAGAACAACGAGCGGAACTGGCATTTCATCGTCAGCAACAAGATCAAACAGGTGTATAAGGAGGCTCTTCGTGAGCAGTTGGAGGGTCTCATTTTCACCCACCCGATCAAGCTGAAGCTGGTATACTTCAAGGCCAGCAACAGACGTTCGGACCGCACTAATGTTTTGTCGCAACATGAGAAGTTTGCAGCAGATGCGATGGTTGAGTTCGGCTGCATCCCCGATGACAACGATGACGTAATCCTAAGCTCCCACTACTCTGGAGGCACGTTAGACAGGGATAATCCGAGGGTGGAAATCAGGGTTGTGCAGGACAATTAAATTATTTTCATTTAATTTGATTTAGGGGTTGACCTATATAGGTTCATGAACATTGTAGGTTATATCGAAGCGACAAACGCAACGAACAAAACACACGAAAAACACACACACTATGAACTCATTCAAAACCGAACTATTCAAAATCTCCTTCGAGGAGCCAACTGGTCAAGACCGTCCATGCGTCAACATCACGCACGTTAAGTCCGAGGACTACCTCGACTTCTTCACTCTAGCTGCCCTCTGCATTGAGGTTGACGATATGCTTCAGTGCTACCGTATATCCCCTACTGAAGCCATCAAGATCATCCGCAAATCTGCGTCCTTTTTCATCCTTAACGGAAAATAACACTATGAAAACACTCACACTACTCACGCTCATTCTCGCCGCCTGCTCTGTAAGCGCCTACACGGACGAGGAGGTCATCGCCTCTACACTTATCCTTGAGGCTGGAGGCGAATACGCTGAAGGCAGCATGGAGGCCGTCTATGAGGTTATCTGCAACCGCGCATACAAGCGCAACCTCACACGCAGTGAAGTATGCCTGCAACGCAAGCAGTTCAGCTGTTGGAACTCAGGCAAGCTTGATAAACTTGTCGCCAAGGCAAAAAAACACTCGCGTTACGGACAAGCACTCGCCATTGTAAACAGTCGCAGGATCACCAACTACACTAACGAATCAGACCACTATCACGCAGACTACTGCAACCCATACTGGGCAAGCAGCATGACCGTCACCACCAAGATCGGACGCCACATTTTCTACAAGTAACCAAACACACCATGGCCACACCAATAAATCAAAACGCACCTAAATTTAAAAACTCGGGACTACTAACACGTAAGCTTATTAATTCACTAATCGACCCCACTACTGGCGATGTCGTGATAATTGCTGAAAGGAAATTAACAAAGCGACTAGTAGCCAAAGCCACGGCACTCGGTTTAACTATCGAGGAACGTATGCTTACACCTCGTCTGGTAGATAAACAAAACCGAGATGTTCGTAATAACCCGCCCATGATAATGAACGCCCGTGAGCTAGGCGATTATCTCGGATTGTCTGAATACTACGCTCGTGCGATTGCTAAAAAATCAAACCTGCCATTTGTACGCATCGGCTGCCACGTTAAATTTAGACTGGCAGACGTTAATAACTGGCTTAAAGCAAAAATGAGCAAGTAACAAATAACTCTCAGGCACAACGCCTAAACAACAACACCAACACACAGTAAATATGTCAGAATCAGTAAACATCACAGGCCTAGTAACAGTAATCCAAGAAGAGCAGACCTTCGGTTCTGGCTTTACTAAACAGTCGTTCGTCGTCCAAGTGGGCGACAAATATCCGCAGGATCTCTGCATTGATGCTGTCAAGGATGACTGTGCCAAGGTAGCAGCACTCAACGTGGGTGACGTGGTTAGCGTAGAAGTTAACCTACGTGGCCGTGAGTATAACGGGAAGTATTACACGAACCTCCAGATGTGGAAGCTCACAGTGACAACCCCAGCTACAGCTACCGCCCCAGTAGTTGACGACCCAGCACTCGAAGAGATCCCCTTCTAAGCGCCAACCATTGTCCCCAAATCTGCCCCTCAGTTGCCCTCACAAGTCGCTGAGGGGCTTTGCGGTGCAAGGGTATCACATTACCCACATAATCTCACTAACTTAACCTAACACAATGACATGGCACACACAAAACTCAACACATTCCACCTCTTCGCGGGAGCAGGAGGCGGCATTCTCGGTGACCTCTTACTTGGACACAATCCAATCGGAGCTTGCGAAATCGAACCCTACCCACGCAATGTCCTGCTCGCCAGACAAGCAGACGGACACTTGCCAAGCTTCCCCATCTGGGACGACGTGGCAACCCTCGATGGAAATCCGTGGCGCGGATCAGTTGACATTCTTTGCGGAGGATTCCCCTGCCAAGACATCTCTGCGGCAGGTAAAGGAGCAGGAATTACCGGCGAACGTTCGGGACTATGGAAGGAATATGCGCGACTCATTGGCGAAATGCGGCCTCGATTTGTCTTTGCCGAAAACTCACCACTGCTTCGCACTAGGGGACTTGGAGTTGTCCTCGAAGACTTGGCCTCGCTGGGGTATAATGCTCGATGGGGAGTGCTCGGAGCTGGGGCTGTCGGTGCGCCGCACAAGCGAGACCGAATGTGGGTCTTGGCCTACACCGAAAGCGGGGCAATGCGGGATGTCGGCAAAGACGAGCGGGAGGGATGTAACGAAGTCCACTCACCTGACAACACAGGTGGCCTTAGCCGAGGGGATGATAAATTTAGAGACAGGAAGAATGAAATGGCCCACACCAGATGCCAACATGGGCAACAGGGGAACACAACCCAATTGGACTCCTCTGAGGAAGAGTGGTCACACGGCTCAATACTCAATCAATCAAGCGGTGAAGGACTCAGGCAAGCTTGGTGGCACACCGACCCAGCAGAAATATCCTACACCGACCTGCATGATGGGGGCAATGTTCGCGGAATCGAATTGGGAGAAGAGAAACTCTCCGAGCCTAGCGAGCCACGTGAAATACATAAGCCCAACAACAAAGGAACAGAAGAAAAAGTCATCGCAACTGAACCCGCCGTGGGTCGAGTGGCTCATGGGGTGGCCAATCGGGTGGACAGACTTAAAGCCATTGGCAACGGGCAAGTACCGCAATGTGCAGCTGTGGCATTTAACATTCTCTCAGAAGGATTAACCTAAACACAATAACAATAATGACAAATACAGAAACAGAACCAGCATTCCACAACACAACCCGACGTCCGATCTTTCAGCCATCCGAGCGCAAGGTCTTGCAGAACGGGATCAACAGCCTTACACGGGCTTGCGAAGCTCAGGAGACACTCCTCAAGGTAATTAAGAAAGAGATTGCAGACTGCAAACTGCGGTGTGATGAGCTTATTGCTCGCAATGCACAGCTTGAGGGTCGTGACTACATCAACAAAGGAGAGGTTGAGTAGACACCCAATCTTGTCACAAATAAAGGGTAGTTTTTGTGAAAAGATGTCACAAATAAGGGTAGTTTTTGTGAAAAGTAAAGGACGGCTTACAACATTCGAAAGCCGTACTAGACAGGCTTCACCACAGCAACCACAACTCGGTTGCCTAAACCCTCAGCGAATGGCACAACGCCATCCTCTGTCAACAGCAGCATACCCTTCGACGCTTTGACGTTACGGTAGAATATATGGTCACCACTGGCAGCATATACGGTGGTGGCCTTCGCGTTTGCGTAGTCGTAAACCTGTGACAATACGTCAACAGCAGGGTTGCCAAATGATGCTAAAGGTAAAAGTAGTAGTAGTAAGTGTCGCAAGTCACTATTATACAATATCTTACGGGTCTTTACTATCGAGTGATCAACGTATGTTTGTATGCGTAAATCACGTAGTCGCTGATGATTGCGTTGGCTTGCAATTTTCCCATAACTAGGTGAAATTTGGGGCATGAGCGAAGAACTAGAAGTAGTAGAAGCGGCAAAACCCGCTAGAACAGCCCCTAATGGTGGCTTAGGACGTCCCAAAGGAACACGCAACAAACTTACCACGCAGGTAAGGTCGGCCATTGAAGGGGCTCTGAACGCTGGTGACGGTGCTGAGGAGTTCTTTATCAAGCTTAAGGAGGAGGATCCTCGGACATTTACCAATGCAGTGGTCAAGCTGCTGCCAGTTCAGGTCGAAGCTGATCTTCGTGGACAGGTGGACAATAACATCACCGTAACCTTCGTGGGATCTAATCATGGGTGAAATCTCAGTAACCGTAAACTTCGTACGCATCCAGCAGGCCCACGACGATGGCAAGGACGGATGCATCCTACAGGGTTCAGCAGGGTCGTCTAAGACCTTCAGCGTTATCCAGTGGCTCGCACAGCACGCTAGCAAGACCCCAGCACAGCGGATCTCATGCTACCGACAGTTCCGTAGCTCGGTCAAGGAGACCCTAGTGGCTGACTTCAAGCGTATCATGTCAGAGAATGAGGGCATGATGGGCATCTGGGAGGACAAGTGCTGGAATGCCAGTGACCTGCGCTATGTGTTCCGTAATGGCTCTATAATAGCCTTCAACGGCTGCGACAAGGCAGAGAACCGTAAAGGTAAGCGGGATGACATCAGCTACATGAATGAGGTCACAGAGGTGAACTACGAGTCATTTAACCAGATTGCAATGCGTACGTCATTCGTCATTGCCGACTTCAACCCGAGCTACGATCACTTCATCTACAAGTTCCGCAGCAACCCTGACTACGCATACCACGACTCTACGTTCCGCGACAACCCTCTGCTGCCTGCTGGTGAGCGTAAGACTATCCTAGGGTATGAGCCCACCAAGGAGAACATCGAGAAGGGAACAGCGGATGACGCCATGTGGCAGATCTACGGCATGGGTAAGCCAGCTATCCTCAAGGGGCTGATCTTCACCAACTGGACAGAGACCGATGAGTGGCCGTCACTGGATGCCTGCGAGCGTCGTGGCTTCGGTTGTGACGTTGGATTCGTTGATCCTACCACGCTGATTGAGTGTAGATTTGCACAGAACACGCTGTATTTGCGTCAGCGAGTGTGGGCTACAGGCATCACAGACCTTCCCAATGCAGAGAGCAGTGACGGGTCGCTGGTTGAGATGATGCAGAGCGAGGAGATACCTAAGGATCATCCGATCTACGTGGACTGTGCGTACCCTCAGACTACCAAGGCGTTGCGTACATATGGATTCAATGCTATCAACTGCACGAAGGGCAAGGACTCCATAGCTGAGGGCATACAGCTACTCAGGCGCTTCAAGATCAAGATACACTGCAATTCACGCCAGCTCATCAAGGAGTTTGCCAGCTACACATGGAAGGTGAACCCACAGGGCATGATCACGAACACACCTATCGACAAGTGGAACCACGGCATCGATGCGGTCAGATATTGGGCAAAGTCACAGATGCCAGCTGTCGGTACATCACATATGCTCAAGACTAGACGTGTGAAGGTAGCAGGTGGTGCAATGCCTAGATACTGATGAGTGGAGCATACGAGATATTCCACGTGAGTGACGAGGCTACCGTGGACATGGCTTTGGAGCTAGTCGAGAGGGTGCATGGCGACTGTCACCCGTGGCTGCCTGAGGAGGCACGTGCTGAGTATCTATTGAGGTTCGGGTTGTGCTACATTGTGTTCATGGATGACGAGTATCGTGGCTTCTTTGCCATTATGACAGATGAGGATGGTGCATTCCTTCATATGGGCACTACAGGAGGACGCTATGCTATCAAGGACGTCCTCTGGACACTTCCTAAGGCACAGAGTATAGCTGCGAACGTCTACGGCATTACAGAGCTATTCTGTGAGGTTGACGAAGGTTCTCACATCGCCAAGCTTATCAACAAGTTAGGCTTCACGAGGGAGTCTGCTTCAACCTACAAAATTACATATCATGGGCAGTAAACCAAAAGCACCAAAACCAGTTAAGCCACCCGAGCCAGCTCCAGTAGTTGTCGAGGAAGATCCAGAGGCACAATCAGCGGGTGACGCAGAGCGTCGTCGTATGGCAGCACAGAAGGGCCGCACACAATCAGTAACCTCAAACCGTTCAACAATCCTCGGATAACATGGCAAAGCGCAAACCAACACCTTATGCGGCATCTGAGGGAACTCAGGATGATCGTGCAGTAAAGATCATAGCAGCATACGGTGCAGCAAAGAGCGCACGAGCCAATGTGGACACGACGTTTCGAGATATCGAGCGTCTAGTCCTTCCGTCGATGAACGGCAGTAACACGGACGACAGGCAAGCAGAGGGTCAGGATCAGCGTCCTGTATCCTCTGTTGCCACGTCTGAGGCCATCCTGCTTGGCTCCAACCTGTATTCACACAGCTACAGTAACTCTGACCGTAACTTTGCGCTACGTGCTGCATCTGACGATGATCGAGACGCCATGAAGGAGTGGTTACAGACTGCTACGAACAAGATCACGGAGTATATGCAGAACTCCAACTTCGGGCAAGTGTACGGTGAGTTCACTCGCATCTGGAGTAACTTTGGCACAGGCATCTGCGGGGTAGAGTTCGATAAGGACACCTCAGAGCTTGTATTTTCGTCGATACCAATCACGGCGAACGTATACATCACCGAGAACCACCAAGGGCAGGTGAAGGGCTTCAAGCGCCTCCTACAGCTCACTGCTGATGATGTGGTAGCTATGTTCGGTGAGGATGCGCTATCTACCGACGGCCTCAAGGCATACGGTGACATTTCCAAGTCAGGACAGAAGTTTGACTACATTCTATGCGTGTCGGAGAACCCTGACTATGACTACAGGCGTGCTGATGCTGAATCAATGCGATTCCGTAGCGAGTATGTGTGCGTAAAGGACAAGCGTATCGTCAAGGTTGGCGGCTACCGTTCGTTCCCTTACCCGACAGCACGTTTCATTAAGCGTCATGACGGCTCACCCTACGGTCTAGGTTGCTGCGAGATGGCGCTTCCTACTATCCGTGGGTTGAACACAGCCGAGGCACAGATGCAGGACTCACTACAGATGGCTTCACGGCCTCCTACGGTGGTCAAGGACGACGAGACACTGGACATCGATGAGATTGCCCCCAACAGCGTCATCCACACCGCAGGCGAAATCACACAGCTACGTGGGACTCACAACCCTGAGGCTGATCAGGCTGACATTCAGCGCTTGAGTGACGAGATCCGTCGCCAGTTCTTCACAAATGTGTTCCTAGCAGTGATGCAGAGCAACACGGACAAGACAGCTACAGAGATCGACGCACTACAGGCAGAGCAGTTCGCCAGTATCGGCCCGATGATCTCACGTCTACGGTCGGAGTTCTGGTCGCCAATGATCCACCGAGTGCTTGACCTACTGATCGAGGCTGGAGTGATTGAAGCTCCTGACGAGACTGTGGCGGGCGGCAACTTTGAGGTTAGTTACATTTCACAGCTAGACACTAGACTCAGCCTCATGGATCAGCAGAAGACCATGCAGGCCATCCAGAGCATCGTCATGTTGCTTACAGTGGCACGTGAGAACCCTGAGCTGGCTCGCATCGTTAAAGTTGAGGACATGGCTGTAGAGTTCGCAGAAACCCACAACATTAACTACGAGCATATCGTCACTGACTATGAGCGCGATGAGATGGATGCAATGGCCGCACAGGTAGCCCAGCAGCAGCAAGCACAGCAGCAGCAAATGATCGATCAGGAGGCTGTAGCGCCGATTGACCCGACCAAAAAGCCTGAGGAAGGTTCACCAGTAGCAATGGAGATGGAGCAAGCTCAGCAATGAACAAGACCACCCAGCTAAGGAAGAAACCACTTCTGCGGGACTCACTGTTTGCTTTGCGTGGCAACACTCACTTCAACGCCTTCTTAGAGGCAATGGATGTTGAGTGTGGCTACGGCAAGACAGTGTTCTCTGCTGAGCCTACCCAGAACGCCTTCAACCAAGGGCGGCAGTCATTTGCAAGTGATGTGCATAATCATTTACAGGCTCTATCTAAGGAGTCTAAATAACAAACCCAACAGTCAAATATGAGCGATAATATCTCAACAGATACCGCAGTAGAAACAGAAACAGCCTCCCCAGAGGCATCCAGTGGAAGTGAAAACCTCATGGACACTGCAACAGTAAATTCACCAGAGGTTCCGTCATCATGGTATGAGGGTCTATCCGAGGATGTAACTAGCCACAAGGGCTTTGAAGGCGTCAAAAGCAAGATCAAGGACGTTGATGGGCTGACCATGAGCTATCTCAATTTACAGTCCCGCATGGGTTCTGCCGAAGTAGGCGGCCTTAAGGCTCCAACGGCTGATAGTTCCCCTGAGGAGCTTGCAGAGTTCTACAATGCATCAGGTCGCCCAGAAACGGCAGGTGACTACACGTTTGACGGCTTGCCAGAGGGCTTAGAGTTGGACACAGAGCGCCTAACAGAGCGCAATGCAGCAATGCACGAGGCTGGGCTATCTCAGTCGCAGTATGAGACCGTAATGGGGCTATACACGCAGGAGATGAATCTAGTACACGAACAGCTTCAAACCAACATGACTAATGTTCGGAATGAGAGTGAGATCGCACTCAAGCAAGAGTGGGGTACTGATTATGATCGCAACCTAAAGGCTGTTGCAAATGTGGCTGACAAGTTTGGTGTAAAAGACGCCCTGCTGGAAACTGGCCTTATCAATCACAAGCCTATCCTAGATATGCTTTACAAGGTTTCCCTATCCACATCTGAGGACGGTATCGTTAAAAACCCAGACTCTGGCTACAACCGCAAGGATGAGCTTAAGACTGTCATGTCACAGCTTCGTAGCCTGCCATACAACCACCCTGATCGCAGCGCACTACAGAAGCGTCAGATTAAGCTGTCCCAGTAGCATTTAAACAAAAAGCCCCACTCGAATTAACGGGTGGGGCTTCTTTGTGTAAACTGGTCGCAGATTGCGGCAGGTCTTTACAGGATGAAGTGTCCTTGATTGTCATGTATCCCGTCGGCAACATACTGGCAGTTTCCTGTCAGTTTACGCTCTAGGTTGGCCATCGCCCGCCAAGCAACCTGTTCCCAGTCACCGTCGATCATGTGACGCATAAGGGCATCTAGTTCGTCACCAGACTTGCTCATGTCCCAGTGGACAGGTTTGTCAGGGTGATGCTGTTTACTGCCCTTGTAGCTCAAGTGAGACACGGCAGCAATGGCGTTGGGGAAATTATTGATGAATCCAGAGTAGATAGGGTAAGTTTTTCGCTCAGCAGCATCTGCTGGCAGTAGCCCTGTTTTTGGCTCAGGCTCTCCACTAGCTTCACCAGCCCATTCCTTGAGGATGTTTAGACCCTCATCTGTCATAGTCTCGTCGTCATGCCACCAGAATTCGCCAGCCTTCTGATCTGCGCGTAGCTGATCGTAAGTGCCAAAGCTAAGTGCGGCGTATACCTCTTCCCAGAATATCGAACCTTCTGGTGAATCATGCCAATTAAAAGCTCCTTTTAGGGCGTCTTCAATGCTCCCGTAAAGTGCTTTGTCGCCTTGACCCTCATCGGAGTATGCGTTGTGGCAGGCACGTTCGCTATCCTCTCTGTAGAGTTCATTGAATAGCTCGTAGCAGGTGTATTTGTTGTCGATCATAGTTGTGTGTGGTTATTTGGATTTCTTGGTTGGTTTGGCCGCAGGTTTGCGGAAAATGCTGTCGTAGTTGTCTGCGTATCGGGTGTCGTCTGGGGTGCGTTTGTTGCGAACCTCGTTAATTGCAGTGCCTTTGCCTCGTTTTTTAATGATCATGTCTTAATATCGTGAATATGTGCAAGTTGATTGATAATTTTCACGGTAATGGTCGGTGTTGCAAGGATAAAGTTGAATGCAATTGCACAGTCCTCAATCAAGAACCAAAGCTGTGATGCAGATACAGGTCACCCACTGAAAGGCGACCTGCACTGTCCTCAAGAAACCTGAAGTGGACACAAACACAGTGGGGAGAATCGTAGGCTTGGTAATCTCTGTATGACCTATCTCCCCATATCACTAGCCGAAGCTAAGACCTTTACGGGAGTAGCGGTAAACACGTCATTCTACTCCCAACCAATGGGTGGTGAAGACTTGGGCCAATGGGACTCATCGCTTGCTCCTCTAAACTGACACAAAAAAGATCGAGTCCGTAGGGGCGGTAACTCGATCTTTAAATACTGCTGAAAGTAATTTGCACCCCTACGGTGTACTTCGTTGATTCACTTAATAGACATTAACTTCGTGACCTTGTCAAGTAAATGCTTGCAATACTTTTTTGCACCTGCATATTTACCATAACGCCTTTGAGCGTTCAACCGAAACCAAATAGGAAAACACTATGAACGTATTAGTAATACCCGACCTACACGCTCCATGTATGCACCCGAAAGCCATTTTGTTTCTAAAGCGGATTGAGAAGAAGTATAAATGCACCAAAGTCGTTGCTGTTGGTGACCTCATTGACTGGAACGCAATAAGCTTCCACGAAAAAGACCCATCAATGCCATCGGCGGCAGAGGAGTTCAAGCAAGCTTCCAAGCAAGTCAGGCAAGTCCACAAGGCATTTCCAAAGGTAGAGTTTCTAATCGGCAACCATGATGCCCTACCAGCGCGTAAGGCTCGCATTATTGGGCTACCCGATGAGTGTATTTACGGATTTAAAGATCTCTGGCAGCTAAGCGGATGGAACGTCCACGCACGCTACGCTAAGATCTTTGTAGATGGCGTACAATACCGCCACGGAGACTCTGGTAAGGGTGGCCTGATGGCGGCACACAAGAACGCACAGGCTGAGTTCTGCTCTGTCGTTCAAGGACACCTTCACAGCCAAGCTGGGGTAGTGTATCACGCTAACCAGCAGAGCATCGTGTTCGGTATGCAAGTAGGCTGTTTAGTCCAGCACGATCATCCAGCGATGGCATACGGCAAGGTATACAGCAATAAACCCATATTGGGGTGCGGAGTAGTTCTAAATGGCAAAACAGCAATATTTGAGCCTATGAACCTGTAAAAAAGTATGATTTGCGTACCCGATAGTGGTATGTATAAATAGCTGCAACAACGCGACTTGGGAGAACTTTACTGCCCTAAGTTGCCTGTAGCATCTGCCCTTTCTGATTAAGGATAACTGTGCGAAAGAAACCCACAATCCAACTTAATTCAGGAAATAAAATATTATGGCAGATCCACAAATCTATCGTCAGGCATTCAGCGACAATGTAGCTGAACTCATCGGGCTACCAACAGCGCCCGTTCTAATGAAAATGTTCTCGCAAGAGACTAAACACGGCGACTCTGTTCGTATCGACGGCCTTAAAGCCAATGATGCAACAGTCACAGCCACTCAGTCCCTTCCATCACGTCGTGATGTAACTACTCCCGACTTCGCGGAGTGGTACAGCATCCAGACTCCTTACACTGGCTCTACTAAGCAAGGTTCCTACGTGTCGTGCAAGACTATCGAAGCTGCTGATAACATCCCTAAAAAGGATGATCTTCTGCGTGCTATCGACATCAAGTCCCCGACTATGATGAGCCTCGCCTCCGCGATCTACAAGCAGGAAGACCTCCTTGCGATCCAAGCAGCACTCGCTCCTACAGTTCTTCGTGAACTAAACGAAGTTGGTGACAAAGCAGCCGTTGCAATGCCAGCGTCTCAGGAGTACACAACAGGTAATGTTGGTTACATCTCCCCTGATGACTTGGCTAACATCGATGCTACGTTCCGCGACGAGTATGTTAACGACGAGAAATACCTCTGCGTTAACCCTCTCACCGCTGCTGCGATGAAAAACAACAACCGTGATTACTTCCAAAATTCCGACTTTATCGGACGTTTGGGCGCTCTCGCTGACGGTGTTGTCGAGAAGGCTGAAAGCTTCACCATTTTGGTGGTTCCTCAAGTACCTGTTGGTCAGTTCTTTGCGTTCTGCCAACGTGCAATCACTTGCAACACTTGGGCTCCTCGCACAGCTGAGCTAGACATCTTGCCTACACAGCGTTTCGCTACACAGCTCTACACTTCGCAAGACGTGAATGCTGTCCGTAACGATGACTTCGGTGTGGTTCACGGCACTATCAAAGTTGCCTAGTCTTATTCCTTAAACTAAGCACCATCCTCGCGGGTGGTGCTTTTTTTGCGCTATTGCCAAAGGGGCATAAAGTCAACACATTCGTTAAATGCAAGGACGCTCAACAACTTTACTCGACATCCTCAACATCGCTCTGGGTATGCTCGGAGTTGACCCAGTTACGGATTATAACACCACGAACTCCACCGCAGCCGACAAAGCAAAGCGGTTTATGCTGTTATCTATCGACAAGATGCAGCGTGACTACCTCTGGAAAGAGCTTTTGACGACACGTGCCTTGACCAAGGTTGTTGGAGATGATTATGCATACACGATTCCAGACGACTGTCTGCGGCCAATGGGGGCTAAGGTAGACTTAGGTCAGCCAACTACGTGGCTAGGCGCTCAACAGCAAATGCGTTATGACGTTGAAGGTCAAGAACTTAAGGTAACATTTGACACAACCGAGCCAGTTGAGCTGTTTTTTGTCCGACGTGAAGACGACCCGACTAAGTGGTCATCTGAGCTTGAGGAGTGCGTTGCGCTCTGCATTGCAATGCGATCATGCTTCTTAGTCACTGACAATCAGATGCTTCTAGATCAGTTACGTGGAGACCTACTACAACTTACACTACCTAAGGCACGCGAGCTTCAGAGCAAATACGCTCGGAACTACAACCGCCATTTGCCATCTGGCTTTAGTAACTTACGCGCACGCATTGGATAATGGCTAAAACTCAACTCATTCGCAAGTCCTTTAACGCTGGTGAGTTATCGCCAGAGCTTCACTATCGGGACGACTTAGCTGCATATGTAAAGGGCTGCAAGCACCTGACCAACATGATCCCGACGCCATACGGTGCGGTGACACGTCGTCCTCCGTTTGAGGTTCTATCAAAGATTGACCACGAACTCTACGGGTGTCCTGTCCGATACATCCCTTTTAAGTTCTCGCTCACCGAGGTTTTTCACATTATTTTTACAGACGGCAGTGGCTCAGAGTCAACAGACCCAACTACTGCGGATCTTATCATCTTCGACGAGCTAGGCACTCAAGTTATCTTTGACGGTAACACAGCCCCTTTCAGTGCATTGCCTTTAACGCTTGACGGAACGACCATAGCTGGGCCTTCAACGCTTTCAACGCAGGGCATTGTGGCAATGGCCACCACTATCTACGACCCTGTTGACTTGCATGAGATGCACTTTATTAACGTCAACGACTTCGTCTACCTGACGTGCGGCGGCAAGTATCCTGTGCAGACAATCAACAGGTTCTTCGATAAAGAGGAGGGCGGCAACCGCTGGAAAATTGAGGAGTGGGAGATAAACGGAGGGCCGTTTTTAGACCCAAACATCAACTTACAGGATAAGCTCACGACTTCCGCTCCACTGTGGGACAGCGAAGCTGCGTATGAAGTTGGTGAATCTGTGTTTGATGAAGGGCCGTCAAAGCCATACACAAGCACGTATGGGTATCCTTATTTCGACAGAGCCTACATAAGCGGATCGCTCCCAAGTAATGTTTATTATCTTAGACAGGGTGTGAATGGTCATGGATTGTCAAAAGGTGATAAGTTTTTCACTAAAGGAATGATTTTGTCAGGTGGCGTAGGTTGCAAATACTACGCAACTGGCGAACAGGCAAATACTGGTGAAATACAGGGTGAGTATTCATCCGCAACGGAATATAATGTTAATTTCTTTTGGTCGGACATTTATATTCAAGTAGATGCTGGCGGCACTTTACCCACTGTAACAAGCACCAACGGCCAGTTCTGGAAAATTGAAGATTACGGAAATTTCTATGCGTGCCAGCAAGCGGTTCCTGCTTCTTCTGGAATCCTAATCAACAACACCGCTTACTGGGAAATCTTGGATAGATACTCAAGTGAGGTTAATATCAAATCAGACTCTGGCATTTTCCAGCCTACCGACGTCAATAGGCAGGTGAGGATGAAGGTTGATAATAAAGATGGAACTTCAGGTGAATATGTAGCCAATGAAACGGCAGCATCAATCGTAGCAACTTCATCGGTGACACTGAAAACAGAGGGTGGAAGTTGGAGTGGAAGGCTTCAGTTGCAAGAATCAAAGAACACTGGTGTAAGTTGGGAGACTATCGGTGAAATTATCTCAGTAGATGGCACTTCAAATGGAAGTATAGACAGGGAAATTAGCGACCCAAATAGTTTAGTGAGGGTTAAGTTGATTGATTATACCGTTGCTACAACTGGCGACAAAAAAAAGTGCCTATGGACGCTTTCCACCGAGGGAACTGCGTATGAGGTCTTTAAAATCATTGGATTTATAGACGCCAATAATGTAACGGCACAGCCATTGACACCAATTGCATCCCCACGATCCGAGGGTAGTTGGGCATTGGGCGCTTTCAGTGACACCAGCGGGTATCCGTTCTCGCTAACAATCCACGACGAGCGGCTGGCGCTTGGCGGTTGTCAGGTTAAGCCAAACACGGTCTACGCCTCGAAGGTAAACGAGTGGGACAACTTCTTTGAGGGATCTCTGGAGACCTCCCCATACACTTTTACTATTGCGTCTGATTCATTTGACACGATTCGGAGCCTAAAAAGTTCGCGTCAGTTAAACGTCCTTACAGACAACGCTGAAAACACGATGGGTTCGCGGGACGACAACGCTGTTACCTCAGTTACAAACATCAGCGTGTCCAGCCACACCAACTACGGCTCCAATGAGACACAAGCCATTCAGCTTGCAGACATGATCTGGTTCGTGATGGGTCAGGGTGAGCGGGTTCGTGCATCTAAGTATGACTTTGCATCTGACGGGCAGCAGTCCATTGAGATGAGCCTGTTTGCGTCTCACATTACCGACAGTGGCATTAAGGAGATGAGCTTCCGTCGCCATCCGTTTAACTCGCTCTTCTGCTTGCTGAATAACGGCACAGGGGCGGTTCTCACTTACGAGGGAATGCAAGAGGTTCGAGCATGGGCTACGGTCAAGACTGAGGGCAACATTATTTCGGCTGCCGCAAACTACTCTGACACTGGCGACATCATCGCTGGCGTCGTAGAGCGTAATGGCAGCTACTTCCTAGAGAAGTTCGGTGAAGTTGACGCTGGCACAGTGTTCTTAGACAACCAGACCACATGGACTGACGCCAACTTCGACCTCGGCCAAACAATCGAGCAAGACGACGACGGCAAGTTGGTCGTGATTTTGGACGACGCAGAGCTGGTCAGGGACGTTGACTACACCATCGCAGGTGGCGTGCTTACGATCCCCTCACAGCTCACGGGAGACGTTTGCATCGGCAGACGTATCGAGTGTCGCGTGAACCCTACGGACATCTCTGAGGTGGCCCCTAGTGGCATGGTGAAGCGTTTGACGGAGCTGGGTATGTATCTACTAGACTCTGGAACTTGCACAGTTAAGATCAACGGCAAGCCATCACCGTTCACCGACGGAGTCAAGTGGGTCGCAGGTCAACGTGAAAGCGGGCTGTTTGAACTTACTACTGGTGGCGATTACGAGCAGGGTCTGGACGTCAACATCACAATTGATGGGCATAGACATTTCACACTTACGGGCTTAGGTTATCGACTAGGAATTTCACAAGGATAATGCAGACACTAGACATCCCATACATCGAAGGTATAACAAAGGAGTTCATGGAGCATCCGCAGGTAGAATGCCCCGTCACTCACAACTTCGCGCCTGACATCTATATCCGCGAAATATTCATGCCAGCAGACACCGTCGTAATTGGACATAAACACCTCACAGAGCACTTCAACGTGATACTGAAGGGTAAGTGTCGCGTAATGATCGGGGACGTCGTAGAGGAGCTTACAGCGCCATGCACGTTCGTCTCAGGGGCAGGGTCACAGAAGATCGTGAACGTCCTAGAGGACTGCATTTGGCAAACCGTCCACTCAAACACTGACAACGAGACCGACATCGAAACTCTTGAGAGTCGATACGTCATCAAGGATGTCGCAATCACAGAATCACAAAAGGAGAAAATATTAACATGAGTTTCATGGTAACAGCAATAGCCGTAACGGCAGCAGTAGGGGTGTATGGCGCTCATCAAACAAACGAACAGGGCAAGGCAACCGCCAAGGGAATCGAGGATCAAGCTAAGGTTGACCGTGACGCAGCGGCACGCCAGATGGAGCTAGACGCTCAGGCAGAGGGGCGTGTAGCCACAGCAGAGCGCAAGGAGAACCGCCGCCTACGTGCAATGCAGGAGGCAGCCTACGCTGGCAGCGGTGTTCTTATGGAGGGTTCTGCGGCTGACGTGCTAGTCAAGCAGCGTGTGGTGCAGGAAGCCAACGTCCAGAACATCCACGTGGCGGGCGGCAACCAAAGAGCGCAGGACAGATGGAAAGCCAGCGAGGACTACAAGTCATCGATCTATTTAGCCAAGTCCACTAAGTATGCAGCAAAGCAAAAGGCTATTATGCAACTCGTTCAAACGGCGGCGAATGCTGGCACTGGTGTTGCTGGGTTGTCATCGGGTGCTGCTACAACTGGCAGTACAGCCTTCAACACAGCTTCAACCGCTGGTTCAGTGACAGGAGCAAGCTCTAGCGTCGGTATGGCTGCCAACAGCTCACTTGCTGGGTTCGGCGCTACAAGTTCAGCAGCATCATTCGGGCAGACTGCCAGTTTCGGCATGATGACACCGACATCGATATTAGGCAACACTGCTAAAACATATAAGCCCACAAGTGCATTCGGCCCAAGCCTCTTCAAACTTCGCTAACATGAAAATACCCCACAATTTCGCAGTCAATCCCGTAGCAGCACCACGGGTTCGGAAGGTAAACGACCGCACGCTACAGGCAGATGCCATCATGGCCCAAGCAGACCAGCAGATGACGGCTACGGTCGGCAAGGTTGTTGGGACTGCCAACGAGATATATCAAGGCCACATCCAGAAGCAGTATGACTCTGACATGATCGCAGGCGGGGCTATGCTCGACCAGCTTAAAGCAAAGCGTGACGGTGAGATAGCCAATATCCCAGTAGGTAAAGGCATCGACAGGGCTGGAGAGGTTAAGAAAATCAACGACCGATATAACTCAGAGTGGACTGGCTGGTCGGGTAAAAACATCCGCAACCAAAACCATCGGACAGTTGCGCGTGATATGCAGCTAGCTACAGACGCATTTGCGAATGACGGTGCAACCTACTCAGCTAGGCAGGGTGTGGTGTACGATCAAGCGGTCAACGTCAGCAACATTAATATGTCGTCGGGAGTGTATGCTGCTCAATTAAAGGCAAACCCAGAGGACGCTGCTGCACTTAGCAACCTTAAGCGGGATCAGGACGCACTATTTGCTGCTGGAGCGCAGGACGAGGCTACCACAGCCGCTAACAAGGCATCCATCGAAATCAAAGCATTTGAGATGCAGGACGCCAACAAGGTTCTGAGGGCAGAGGTTATGGCTGGTGAAGGAAACTTTGCTGGAGCAGAAGAAGTTATTGACAGCCTTAGCAGCCTATACACCAAGGATGAAAGAACAGTTCAAAAGAAGAAAACCCTAGCAAACGGGTCATTTAATTCGCTCAAGCTTATCGGGCAGAACACTGACACCGAGGCTGGCTGGAAGGAATTTAACGAGCAAATCACAGCAAACAAGTATCTTACCGCAAATCAAAAGACCGTGCTAAAGTCCCAAAGCAAGTCTGGGACGGACAAGATCCTCAAGGCTCAACAGTCAACACAGAAGAGCCTTATTGCAGACGCGAAGAAAGGTATGTACGACCCAGTGGCCGTATCAGATGCGACTAACGATGACTCCAAAGACGGACTATCCATGGTCGGCGGTTCTAAGCTTACGAAGCAGTTGACCGAGACGGTCTCACTGTACGACTCGGCAAAGCAGGTTAAAGAGGACGGCAATCTTTGGAAGGCAGCGTCAAAAGCCACATCCTCTGGTGGGGTTGCTTCTGTGGGTAACTTTAACAGGGAGGTTACAAATGCCCAGCTAGAGGGCAGTATGTCACAGGAGATGTTTACGGACTTTTTAGATGAAGCCAACAAGCGCGTAAAGGACGGCGACTGGTCTCCAGCACTAGGCCGCGAGGCGAAGAGAAACGCCATGAACGCATTTCAATCGTCCCTTGAGGGCGAGACCGCCATCATGGGGATTACCGACACTTGGCGACCCAGTGGTTTTGAGAAGGACATACCAATGCCAGACTCGGTAAAGAGCATGTATCGCTCAGTAAATGACGCTTTCCAAGAGCAGAAGTTAATGGTCAACGAATACATCGACGCAGCACCATACTACGCGGAGATCGAGCAAGACTTAAAGCAGTGGAGTTCGATTAATCCGAATCCCTCACCTGTTGACATTCAGGAGAAAATTGAGAAGCTTACGCAACCGATTAAGGACGAAACAAACGAAGCGATAATCTTAAAAAATGCCAACCGATAATTCAAACGCCTTCTCTCCACAAGACCTCACTAGAACTGAAGACCAGAACAAGGTCTTTCCTAATGCACGTGGACAGATTGTTCCAGCTATCGAGAGCGCACCAGAGGAGCCACAGGACTGGCAGACACCAATGGCAAAGCCAGAAGGCGGCTGGCAGCAAGAGGGAACTCCCCTTACGATTCAAGCTCGACCTAAAGAGGTCAATAAGATCCTTAATTCTAGGCACGTACTCAGTGACGTAGACATTAGCGACCCTAGCAACGCACGTGTGTTCGTGGCTAACTTCCTCAACAGCAAGTATGACGAAAACAAGCGCGGCATCTACAAGGACTTTGAAAACAAGACTAAGGCATACGGACTCTCAGGTGATCCAGTGGCAGACGCCAAGTCTATCCGAGATGGCGACACAAAGACCCACGAAAGCTCACAGACACGCATCGCTAAAGACCGCAAGGTAATAGCTGAGGGTCTTGATAGATTAGAGCCAGAAGAGTCTTCGTTCGTCGGGCAACGGGTAAGGGCGCTTGGATCTGGTGCTGGTGGTTCACTATGGAGTGGCATTGCTGGATTCACTAGCATGGCGAAGTCTGAAATTGACAGGTTCAAGGAGTTCACAAGCAATGTAATTGGGATTGAAGAGCCTGAGCCAGAGAAGGCTGGTCGCGATGTCCTTGGGATGGTTTCTGAGTTTGCTGCGGATGTAGCGGAGGTCTCTCCTGATTCTTTCGGGGTTTTACCTGAGACTCGCGAGACATTCACTGGACAACTAGCGGAGGGAGGTGGTCAATTGATTGGACAGGCTGCGATTGGTGCAGTTTCACCAGCAGCTGGCATGGCAGTGATGGCTGGACAAATGGAGCAGGAGGCACGTAAAGATGCCGAGAAGACATTCGGCAAGAAATACGAGGACTTCACGATGCTAGAGATGGCTAGATTTGAAGACATGAAGGGCCTTTACGTACTTGGAGGAACTGCTCTTGAAAAGGCTGGCGTAATGGGAACCTTTAAGAAGCTATTTAAGCTAAATAAGGCGGTAAGCACCACTGACCTAGTGAAGTCATTTGGGCTAATGAAGTTTGGCAAAGAATTTACCAAAGGCTTCTTGACCGAGGGTGGAACGGAAGCGGCTCAAGGGCAATTGAAGGAGGCGCTTGCTGCACATTTTTATGATTCTGAACGCGAGCTGTGGACAGAGGAGCAATTCAACAAGCGAATGATGGAGTTTGCAGTTGGCGGGTTCCTTGGTGGTGGTTTTCGTGGCGGTATCTCTGCCACTACGGACGCATCTAAAGCTCTAAGCAAGTTCATGAACCCAGTCGAGGGCATGAGCGCAATAGACATGGCGCTGGCACAGAACGTTGTCCCAGAGGCAGAATTTAACGCTTACACCGAAGAGCTTTACGGCGACCAGACAACTGAAGAGGGCGTGCCACTACAGGAACTAGCCCAGAAGGCCCGCCAAGGCGACCGTAAGGCCGCTGAGCAGCTTGTAGAGGCAGTTACGGTAGAAGCGTCACGTGGAGCCGTAGAGGCTGGTTTAACGCCAGAGGAAGCCGAAGCACGTGGCAAGGAAGCGGCGGAGGTCGCAGACCCAATTGAGCCACTAGTAGAGACACCCATCGACAAGGAGATCAGCGCCAAGAAGGAAGAGCTTGTTGCACTAGAAGGGGCTGAGGACAGCACTCCAGAAGACATGAAGCAGTACGAGAAGTTGGACAAGGAGATCCAAGCACTCGAAGCAAAGCGCGTCGAAGAGATCGTCAAGGGCAAGATTATGACGCCCTTCACACGTGGCGTTGAGGCAGAGAAGCAGAGAATAGAGCAGGCACGCCTAGACAAGGCAGACAGGGAGCTTGAAGAGCAAGACCAAGTCATTGACCTTATCAACATTCTCAGCCCACTGTCCGTAAACACTACGGTTGAGAACATGCCAGAACTCGCTGCTGGCGGTAAGGCTATCATCCAAGGATGGAAGGACGCTGGGTTTACCAAGAAGGAGATTGAAGCAAAGTCCAAAGAGCTGATGACGGCACAGGGTATGCCCAACACTCGACTTGAGGATGTGGTTCAGAGGGGTTCACAGAAGTCCACCAAGACAGGCGGTAGCCCTATTCAGTCACTCATTAAACTTTTCAAGGGAGCCAATCCGTTTACAGTGGTCGAGGAGTTTGCTCACGCTGAATACGACAGAGACATTGCTAACGGAACTATTACGGTTGAGCAGGTTCGTGCATGGCGTAAGGCCGTCGAAGAGCTTACTGGCACACCTGACCTACGTGGTGAAACCGACGAGGATGTCAAGGAGTGGGTGGCCGAACAGGTCAAGGCACGCATCTACGGACAGCGCAACAACCTTTCACTCCCAGAGTCGTTCTTGAAGTTCTTAGACGACATCATCAGCAAGTTTAAACAGATCCTCAGCAGGGCTAAGGAGCTACAGGACTTAGAGGCTAGCGGCCAGTTGCCAGCAGGTTTCTTGGAAATGCTTGACCGTCAAGGTCTTGTGGGTAAGCCAGTAGGAACTCCAAACACGCAGACCAACGCTGGTATTAGCGAGCAGGAGAACATTGACCGTGTGGAGACGTTCCAACTGGAGCATAAAGACCCAGCACTCGGCTACACTTACAGCTACGACAAGGACTCCGACAAATGGAAGCAACTGATCAAGGATGGATACATCACTACTGACAAGACACTAGAGGACTTCGAGGGTAAGATCATCTTCCTACACCAGCCAGACGGGGCTTTCTCTGGTCAATTGAAGCATGGCGACGAGGTATTAGTCGAGGGCAAGGGTGGAGTGTTTTACCCGATTAAGTTCCATGAGGGTGGATACTTCTGGGCATCGACTGAGAATGCTGCAATCGGCATGGCTGAGTCCCTGAACAAGATCCTAGAAGAAAATGATGGGACGATCTACATGGCACTCACGTCAGCGCCAGTAGAGAAGCTACTCTCAAGCACTACAATGTCCAATGCTGTCATGGATTTCTTCGTGGCAAAAGCGAACAATAGCGAGATCAAGATCAATAAGTCTGAAACGCAAAATGCAATCATTGAGGCGGCAAATGCAAAGACAACCAAGAAGGTAAAAGATCCTCTTACGGACGAGGTGACAATTAAAGAAGAATCTCTTGGTGTTGATTTAAAGAAAGGTGACTCCTTTATTGAAAACCTAAAAAAGATTAGAGCGGCACTCAGCCCAGAGGAGTCGAACTTTGCGGCGCGTAAAGCATTCAGCCTCGGGATGATCGCCCGCATGGCAGATATCATCAATGCCCCTGCTATTGCGGCAAAGGAAAAATCAGCCAAGAAGGTCAAGGAACTTCGCGAATCACTGACCAGTCCAGCCGAGGTAAAGGAGAGGAAGCAAGGTCTTACCCCAGCGGAAAAGCGCATCTTGGTAGCGGAAGTTAAGGCAGAGAATCTACGGATACGTGAAGCTATCAAGGAGGAAAAGAAGTCAGCCGAGGAAGGGATTGATGCGGTAAAACAGATGGCTCAATTTTTTACCGAAGGGACTGCCAACGAGTATTTCAAGGGTAAATCGAAAACAGGAAAGCTATCCATTTCAGCAGCAAACATGAAGCAAGCCCTGTCCGATATGCTATCGGAACCATTGGTGAAACCTTTTCAAGCCAAGGAGAATCAAGGTGGGTTTGTTTACGCTGTGCTTGAGATGTCAGGTGAAGTTGAGGCGGTTAAGAGCAAACAGCATGAGTCCTATCCTATGGCAATTAAGTCAGCTACTGGATCAAAGACTAAGCTGCATATTCTAAAGGATTCTCCGCACTGGTCTTCCGTGTTTGAAGATCCGACTACTGGCGAGGTAGTTAACCAGAACCCTACCTATGTCGGGCCAAACGCTAAGGGTGAGAATGTAGAGAAGAGCAGACTCCTTGAGCTATACCCTACATCTGGCGTGTCCATTGGCGGCATGAAGGTGAACACTAAGAGCGTAGACCCCACCTACTCACTAGAAGCCCCAGACACCCCAGCGTTCAAGTCGTGGTTCGGTGACTCTAAGGTTGTCGATGAGAACGGTGAGCCGTTGGTTGTGTATCATGGGACTGGTGAAGACTTTGATACTTTCGACATTGGGCTAGGTAGCACCGCTACTGGGGCAAAAAATGGAAAACTTGGGGCATTTTTTACAACCTTTGAAGATCAAGCAAGTTTGTATGCTGGTGCACGTGGATGGATTTATGATGTCTATCTATCTATTAAAAATCCTATTATCTTAAAGGGGAAGGAGTTTGAATCTGATGCGTCGGAGTCACTAAACGAAAAAGCCTCAGAGTTCCACGGCAAGAAGTTGTCTGAGATAACGGAAGGTGACTTTGTTGAATATAGAGATTCATTGATAGCTCAAGGGTATGACGGCATTATTGTTAATTTGTATAATGGGGAGAGAAATTACATCACCTTCGATCCAACCCAGATCAAGTCAGCCACTGATAACCGTGGCACGTTCGACCCGAATGATCCGCGGATTAACTACTCACTAGAGCCACTCTCCGAGCAGGACGCAGATGCAGAGGCTACAGTAGCCGCTGAAGAGCGCCAGTCCCGCACATCAGAGCGTCAAGCATTCATCGACTACCAACGTGAACTACGCAGGACACAGCTCGACAACACTGAGGAGGAGAAAGAAAAGCTCCAGAAGCTGTTGCAACTTGCTACAGATGCAGACGAGATCGAGGCACTCAAGCAGGCGGGCGACGAGAAGATCATCCGCGTGGTTGAGCAGAAGGTTAAACAGATTCGCAAGCAGGCCGCTGAACGTGAGGACGTCACAGAGTCCGTGAAGGCACTTGAGAGGCTCATCAACAGCCCCGAAGTCCCAATGGAGGTCAGAGCCCGTATGCGTGGGTTTGGTCGCCTAGTGGAGCGTAAGACGCTACAGGGAAAGGCGCGCTGGGTTGAGCAGATGGCTAACAAGCTAGAGGCTGAGATCGACAGACACTATCGGACACGCAACGTCCGCACACTTCGCAGCCTACTGCGTCCGTTCGCAACTGAGTATGCACCAAACCGCAGAAAGCTCAGAGAGCGAGTAGGCGAGGAGGCACGTGCTGAGCTTAACTTTGCACAGCGACTACTCAACAACAGCGAGGCAACCCCACCAGAGGGCATTACAGACGAACGTCGTGACGAACTCATAGACATCTTTGGTGACGTAGGCAACCGCCAGTCAAACCCTACTCGCGTCAAGGCTGCACTAGAGATAGCTGGCAGTATCGCCAAGGGCGGTCGCACTTCACGTGACGAATTCAAGGAAGATCGCAGGCAGCGCAACGAGCAGGTCGGTGACTTGGTTCGCGAAGAGGTCTTGAGCGGTGAGCAAGCAATGGGCAAGTCCCAGATTGCGGCACGTGAAAAGCAGCGTGGCAGGCTTAGGAGAGGTTTTGACTACATACGCTCACGGCTCATCCGTGGCATGGAAGGTTTCCAACAGCAGCTCAACAAGATGGACAGCGTCAAGGGAGGTATCCTTGAGGATTTATTCCTGCCAGCAGTCTACCAAGCAGACCAGAACGAGAAGGCACTCAACCGTGAACACGTGGAGCGTGTCAACGAAGACTTCAAGACGGTTCTCGGAACAGACGACAAGGTCGCGGCATCTTGGTATGAGAACAGTCATGAGCTTCACGACACGGACATCGAGTGGATTGAGGACAAAGCAATCGGAATGGAGAAGCGCACGATCAGCAAGCAGCAAGGTGTTGCGCTATTCATGCAGTGGCTCGATCCTTCCCTACGTTCTACGTTCTCCAACATGGGGATCAACGAGGCGACCATCGAGCAAATCAAGGAGTTTATCGGTGAGATTGGTGTTTCCGAGGCTTACTACTTCCGTGAAAGATACGCAGAGATGGGTATTAGGTTGAATGCCAAGCACATGGAGGTCGAGGGTATTCCTCTGGACATGATTGACGGATACGGTGGGCGTGCGCGTCGCATCAACTCTGTCGGCTCAAGGCAGGAGGATATGCAAATGTTCTCAACAAATGCATCGGGCCGTCCAACGGTTAAGTCTGGCAGCATGAAAGAACGGACAAACTCTACTGACTACCTTATATTTAGAGACGCATCCGCAGACTTTTCGGCACACGCCAAGGAGGTCAACCACTACATCAGCCACGCAGAGCTAGCCAAGAACCTGTCTGCCGCTTTCCTTAATAATGCCAGAGCGAGGAACGCTATCACACAAAAGCATGGTGCTGACTTCTACGAATCGTTAAGAGATCAGGTTGAGGCTATCATTGAAGGAGACCCAAAGATCACCAACAAAACCGACAGGGACTGGAACAGAATACGCTCAAACGTGACCAAGGCTCAGTTGATGGCTAAGCCTGCTATCCTCATCAAGCAGCTTACATCCGCACCAGCTTTCGTCGAGGAGATCGGGCCAGTAGCGTACGCAAAGGCAGCCGCATCCCTTACGCGCAATGCCCGTAAGTTTATGCCAATGATCTGGAACAGTGAATACGTGAAAAACCGTATGAGCAACTCCCAGTTCGCTGACATCCAGCAGCAACTCGACCAGCGCGACAACACGCTCAAGGGACTACGCTGGGATGATTACGCAATGATGAACGTCAAGTGGGGAGACATCGGTGCGGTCATCGCAGGTGGCGCTCCAGTATATGTTCACGCATACAACGAGGCTAAGGCTGCTGGCATGACAAACGATCAAGCGCAGGCCAAGGCTGAGGAGGTATTCGGTCTCGCTTCAGAGCGTGCGCAGCAGTCCAGCGCTACACACGCCAAGGGTGCATTCCTTAGGGGCAAGGGGGCAGCTCGGACTTGGTTCATGTATCTTACGTCACCGCTCCAGTATCAGCGCAACGTCAACACTGGCATTGCCAACCTAGTGGCTAATGTCTTCGAGAAGAAAGCTGGCCGCAAATCTGACGTCAAGAAGGCTGCCAATCAAGCACTCAGGGCAATCGTCATCTATCACGTCCTATTGCCACAGATATTCCAAGCAGTCGCCTCTGGCCTAGTGGGCTTCACAGACGACGAGGACTACATCAAGGAGCAGTTCTGGGCAAAACAGAGGCGTGCGCTTTATGCAGGCAACCTGAACGCCATCCCACTGGCTGGTCAGTTGATCACGGTTCTCGCTAACTTAGCTGCTGGGACTGGTGAAAGCTGGGACTCTTCGGGGTCTCCAATCATTGACCTAGTAGGTGAAATTAAGCAGGACTTCGAGAAGGCAGTTAAGAATGGTGATGACCTGAGTGCTTGGCTTGAGCTAAGTTCAAGTGCTGGATTAGCCGCAGGTATCCCAGTTAAGACCATTAATAACTACTACGACGCCATCACGGACATTTCCGAAGGCAACACTGAGCATCCCTTCCTCCGTGCAGGTGGCTGGTCTAAATGGTCAATCTTTGAGGACTAAAACTATTAATTTGTAAACAGGCGACTCTCGCCTAAGATTCAATCCAACCCCATATATTATGTTAAATTTCACAACAGGTTCAACGCCAGCAGTATCTACTGTAAACGGCACTAAGTTCGTAGCAGTCGAGGGCGACCTCGGCACTTCAGTCACGGTAGAGTGGAGCGAAAATGGCTCTGACAAGTGGCTTCCATTGGTCAGCGAGGTCAACGTCCCAGCGGCACTCACAGCAGCACAGGGCGTCTTATACACGACTGGAGCGGGATACGTGCGTCTCACTATGGCAGGCACAGGGAATTGCAACTACGCCATCTCTGACATTCGCCAACGCTAAGTATGATCTCTGCCACCATAACGCCCTCTATCCTGTTTTCATTGCGGGCAACCATTCCTTCGAATGGCGCTGGTGGCGAAGCATTCTCGGCAGAAGCACAGAATTACTTCGACCGCTTGGACACTGCAGGTGACACCACCTACGTTGATTACAAGCAGCCACTAGCTAACTACATTGATAGTCTAGTATCGCTGGGCGGTGCATACTGGGACACGATGGAATCCGCTGCATCCTTTGTAGGTGTAGGTATTCAAGGCATTACAGTTCCTCTTAGGGACGGAATGCCCGTTCTTACGGAGAATAACTTTACTGATCTTGACTTAGACCAGCTGACTGGTTTGAAGGGTAACTCAGCCTCAGGCAAATACCTAAGCACTAACACTGACACGACCGACTACGCTCAGAACGACAACTCGCTCAGTTTCTATGTTACGGATTTAGACACGGCGACATCGGCAGACCAATCAATACTACTCGGAATCAAGCCAGGCTCTGGCGGAAACCCGTTTCATTTTCAGTATCGAAGTTCTGCTCAACGAATTGATGCGAGAAATTTCAGTGGAGCGGGCGCAGGCGGGGTAAACTCCGCAGATGGATTCTTTGGCTCGGCACGTGATAATTCATCTAATTTTACATATCGTCGTGATTCTACCGATTTAACTGCCGCTGTAGTGTCGGGCGCTCAAGACGAAGCAGATCTACTCATATTCGCCGCAAACAATGCTATAGGCGGAAGTGTAGGTTCCTATTCAGACGCACGCCTAGCAACCTACCACGCAGGCCCTGCACTTGACCTTGCTACCCTAGAAGCACTGCAAGACACCCTAATCACAGAAGTTGCAGAAGCTCAATTCTCCGCAGAAGCAGCTAATTATTTCTCACGCCTTGTAGCCGCAGGTGACACTACGCACTACGCATACCGTCAGCCACTAGCTAACTACATTGATAGTCTAGTAACGCTCGGTGGAGCCTACTGGGACGATATGAAATCCTCTGCATCCTTTGTTGGTGTAGGTATTCAGGGCGTTACGGTTCCCCTTCGTAGCGGAATGCCAGTGCTGACAAATAATAACTTTGTTGTAGGTGATTTGGATCAGTTGACTGGACTGAAAGGTGATGGTTCGACAAAGTATCTTGCTACCAATGTAGCTGGGACTGCCATATCGCAAAACGATGCTTCTATTTCCGTTTACATAAAAGAATCACATACAGCTGGGGGTGGATTTTTACTAGGCAATAGTACACAGTCCGCAGTGTTACGTGCAAATGCTACTCAATGGCTTCACGGCTCAACAGCTTTAGGCACGACTCCTACACCTGGACTGTATGGTGCAGCTCGCAGCACAAGCACCGATATTGATGTTCGCAGTAATGCAACTGACTATTCAGCGGCTGTTACATCTACAGCTCCAAATGCAGTTCTAATTGGCATTTTTGCCATTGGAACAATTGTATCAAGCAACGCACGCCTAGCAACCTATCACGTCGGCCCTGCGCTTGACCTTGCTACCCTAGAAGGCCTGCAAGACACCCTAATCACAGAAATCGCAGCAATTTAATTATGACACCCTCAGAATACCTAGCCACTAATCCTACGGCTGAAGAACACAGCTACAACTATCTTCTGATTCCTGCAGAACTGCGGGACTCAATGATCGCAAAGCAAGACACCTTGACTACTAGCAATCATATCAGCCCAGTGCTGTTGACTGACGGACGCTACGGTGCTTGCTGTGACATTTACACAGAGGTCGGTGTAGGCGGTATCTACCACGAACTGTGGGAGATGCTTGACCAAGCAAAACTGGATGAATGCGAAGTCGTAGACAAAGCTACATTCCTAGCACTGCTACCACCTGACCCAGAACCTGAAGTATGATGCAAGACATTATTTACAAATCTACCATAGGCACAGGGGGCTTTATAGCTACCCTTGAACTTGGTTATAATAACCCATTGGGTATGGCGGTAGGTTTTGCTACATTAATTTATATGACTGCATCGGCGGTCAAGGTAATCAAGGAACTCATAGACAAGGATTAATATGACACCAGAACTGATAGCAATGCTAGGCGGGGGCGTAAGCGGATTCGTAATGAAGATGATTGCGGCACAGGCCGATAATCAAGCACGTCTCTTTGAGCGTATGATTCAAAAGCAGGTCGTAGCGGATGAGTCAGCGGATAAGGCAGCAGCTCGTGGTGGTGTCTATATGCGTCGGGCAATTACAGCTGCAGTTATCTTTGCCATTGTAATAGCCCCATTTGTCTTTGCGTTCACGGACATAGGTGTTAGTATTCAATCAGAATCCAAAGGCTTTCTAGGGCTATTCAAGAGCCTGCAATGGACCACTGTACAGGGTTTTGTTATCCTACCAGAGATCCGCCAAACAGCTTTAGCCATCGTAGGGTTCTACTTTGGTTCCTCACAAGTCAAATAACAAATAACAAATAATATTATGTACGGACGAAAAACAAAAAGTGCTGGCAAAGGATCCTGTGGTGAACGTGGTGGAAAGAAAGGCAAGTAGTGCCGGACAAATCCAAAATGAAGTGCAACGTACCCCGCCGTGAGGTACAAGGCGGGAAGAAGTTCGTCGTGAAAGCCTGCCAAGGCGGGACAGAGAAACTCGTACGATTCGGGGATGCTAATATGAGCATCAAGAAGGATCAGCCAAAGCGCAAGAAAAGCTACTGCGCTCGTAGTGGTGGGATCAAGGGTAAGACAAACAAACTCTCAGCAAATTATTGGAGCCGTAAGGCTTGGGACTGCTAATGGCTATATCAACAAACTACCACAACGGAACACCCTGCTATGTTATTAGTGGGGTGACTTCGTATGAACTACCCAAGTGTGAATCCTCCGAGCCGAGATATATTCGTAGCATCGGACCGGACATACTTGTTGTGTCAGCCAAGGCTGGACAGACCATCAATGGCTCCGCCTCCGTAAGTCTTTCTCCGAATGACTGTATGCTGATTAACCCAATTGGGACTGACTGGGTACTGATAATGCAGCCAACTGATACTCTATCCATCAATCAGATTGGATTCACGAGTGGAGCAGGAGGTTCTGTTGTGCAAACAACTAGCGTAAATGAAAGTGTAACTTTGAATAAGCCCTGCGGTAAGGTTACTATGTTTACCCACGACTTCTCAAATAATGACATCCAGGCATTTACAATGAATAATACTTTCATTGAGGAGGACGATGTTATTATCACTAGCTTACGTAACGGAGATGCTAAACTATACAGTCAAATTACAATAACACAGGCTGGGTCCTGTCAGATTACTGTGGGCGATGCTCACAATCAATCAACGGGTAATATAGCCGTAGTACTAAATTTCGCAATTATTAAGGGAGATAGCTAATGTCAATTTCGCACCGCACCAATCGACTCAAGTTAGTAGGTCAACCATCGGTTGAGCAATTACAAAATGGCCGCTACCGGCTTACTGTAAATTGTACCGCACTAAACACCAGGAATGATTGGTACAGCGCAAACAAGGATCGTATCTTCCCGGACTACGGAAGCCTTCAGTCCGCCGAGATGTCCATTGATGGACTCGCCCCACGTGCAGGAGAAGCGTATGCCGATATGCGGCTTACCAAGGTTGAGTCCGGCAACCGATCAATGCGTGACGGAGGGGACTACCTAGTAGTCCTTACTTATGAAACTGCGGGGTCTACCTTTGTTCAAGTAAAGGATGACAATACTGACTACGAGTTAAATGGCCTACGTCGTGTTACACGTACAAGCATTGCCGAGACTGGTACTGATTACGTCGGGACTGTAGGCACTTCATATATTGACCATCAGATTGATTCTGAGACAGCGGTGCGCTGCTACCTTGCGTCCTATGGGATTGATGATACTGATAGCTTTAGGCAAGTACAGGAAGTCTATGTTGAGGCGGGTACGCTGTCAGAGACACTGGACAATGTAGGTTCGCAGAAAGCCAAGGTCATTGAAACCATTGGTGCTGACCCTGCTACTCCCGATGGATATGTACTAGCCAACACGCAGGTATCCGACTTTGAGGGCATAAAAACAAACCGTTACACCTTCCTTAAGCCGTCAGTACTATCTAGGAACGTTGACACAAGAAACAATGGTAAGCTCAAGGTTGAAACAGTTGAAGCATTCAGCGAAACTCCTACAAGTACTATTGGTGGAGTGCAGATTTCAATTCGGCAAAGTGACGTAGAGGGTATCCCAACAAATCAGTACGTGTTTGCGCTTGGGTTCGGGGAAGTTGAAAGGAGTTCCCAGACTAAAAATCAAGGTGCACTTACCATTACTACTGTTACATCTCTTGGTTTTCCAGGAATTGCAACAGGCATAGAAATAGAAGCTACTACCAGAGAAGAGGACGGTTACATATTATTCCGCAATACTTTCGCCGATGGTAATGGTGAAGTATCTCGTACCGTAGAAACCAGAAACCAAGGAGCTTTAACAGTAACTACGGTAGAGGCACTAGGTGCTGCTGGCACAGGAACGGGGGTAGAAATAGAGGCAACTACCCGTGAGCAAGATGGTTACACGTTGTTTCGCAATACATTTGCCACAGGAGATGGTGAAGTCTCTCGTACTATTGAGTACCGTAACCAAGGTAAACTTACCATTACTACTGTTGAATCCTTGGGAAGTGCTGGAACAGGAGCGGGGGTTGAGGTTGAAGCAACAACACGCGAACAGGATGGATACACATTATTTCGCAATGTCTTTGCTGATGGACAAGGTGAGGTATCTAGAACCGTAGAGAACCGTAATCAAGGTAAACTTACAGTAACTACGGTTGAAGCACTTGGGACTGCTGGTTCTGCAATAGGTGTAGGAATTGAAGCTACTACTCGTGAACAGGACGGCTATACTCTTTTCCGTAATGTATTCGCAGATGGACAAGGTGAGGTCTCACGTAGCACTGAGTACCGTAATCAAGGCAAGCTCACGGTAACTACTATTGAATCCTTGGGTTCCGCTGGCACAGGAACAGGTGTAGAGATTGAAGCGACTACCCGCGAACAAGACGGCTACACATTATTCCGCAATACATTCGCTCAAGGTAATGGAGAAGTCTCTCGTAGCACCGAAACACGCAACCAAGGTAAACTAACTATCACTACAGTGGAAGCACTGGGAAGTGCTGGCAGTGCGGGTGGAGTAGAGATTGAAGCCACTACAAGGGAGCAAGACGGATACACCCTTTTCCGCAATGTATTCGCTGACGGGCAAGGTGAGGTATCTCGTACTACCGAGACACGCAATCAGGGTAAGCTAACTGTTACTACGATAGAATCTTTGGGCAGTGCTGGCACTGGGACTGGTGTTGAGATTGAGGCAACCACAAGGGAGCAAGATGGTTATACCCTATTCCGTAATACATTTGCCGAGGGAAACGGTGAAGTCTCACGTACCGTAGAGACTCGCAATCAAGGTAAACTTACCATTACTACGGTAGAAGCACTTGGGACTGCTGGCACTGGGACAGGTGTTGAGATAGAAGCAACCACTCGTGAGCAGGACGGCTACACATTATTTCGCAATACCTTTGCCGAAGGGCAAGGTGAAGTGTCACGCACCGTCGAAACAAAAAATCAGGGGAAACTCACAATCACAACGGTAGAATCCTTGGGTTCTGCGGGTACAGGAGCTGGAGTAGAAGTTGAAGCAACTACCCGCGAACAAGACGGCTACACTTTGTTTCGCAATGTATTCGCTAATGGTACTGGAGTAATTTCAGCAAAAACCGACAAGCAATATCAAGATACTCTGCAAATAGTTACAACAACTGCACTCGGCGTAGCATCTGGAATCGACAACATATCGTCCTCTTCTAGGGAGGAGGACGGCTATACTATCTTCACAAATGTTGGAGCCACTGGCGATGGTGAAATATCAAATAGCACGGAAGAGCGAAATCAAGGTAAATTAAAAATTAACCGAATTGTTTCCGTAGGTACACCCCCAACTCCAGTTGGAACAATTATAAGCAGATCAGAAAGAAAATCTGATGGTCATACTGTATATGATTATTCTGGAGCTTTAGGGGAAGGTCAAATCTTTATCTCTCAAAGTGCTGGGCCAAATAATATCCCAGGAACCACACAAAGAACCATCAGGTCCCTTGGGGCAGAACTTATCCCAGATGGTGTCTTAATTGACAGTCAAGACATTGTCAGGGACGGATACATTGAATACATCAGGACCACGCTTGATGGTGCGATTGAAGGGGTTAAAACTGTCTATGCTGACGTAGCTACAGTTGAGGTTCCAGGGACCGTAGCGTGTACAACTCAAGCTGTATCAGAGGGAGATGTTAGTGGTACAATTGCAATCACTAACTCAACTCCACGTCGGCAAAAGCAAGTACAAACTCAGGTCACTATAGAAATTACAACAACACCACCTGCCTCGGCTAGTCGAGCCTATGACCTTGGGGCAATATCTTGTTCGGTAACATCTGTTCAAACAAAACTTCAATCTGGCGATGGGTCCGTTGCAACAGCGGTTGATGGAAACACCACACTTTCACAGGTAGGCTATCAAAAAAGCTTTGCTTCAAGCGCAAACGTTCAGAACTATGTTGGAAGCTATTTAACATCATCTTCTTCTAGCGGGAGCGTTTTTTACCAATCTAGCGAGCAACCCTATTTGTCTGCACCAAATGCTATTAGCGTTCAAACTGCGTTTTCATCATCATCATCGAGCTGCACGGGTACTGGTGCTACAGCAGCAACTGGTTACTCTGAGGTTGGCGTAATATCTCGCACGGTCAACGCAGTTCTAAGTGCATTGGATGGCACTACTTATTATCAAGTTGTAACGGAGGAAACAATATAATGGCCGAACCAACTCAAACCCAAAAATATACAGCAGAAGCAGCATCTAGGCTAAACACTGACAATCGCGCTCAATCAACAAATGATGCCACACAGAGAGATACGCAAAGAGCGCAGGACAGGACACAGGGCGGAACTGGTGCTGACAAGTTAAATAAAAGGATATTATCCCAAACTGAACAGCCGCAACAGCAAACTTTATACGCGGAACTGAATACGGATGCTGGCATAAATGCTCCAGCTCTACCGTCATTTAATGCTATTATCTGTGTAAACGGTGAACCCTGGAATGCGCAAATCACTGGTTCAATAACTGGGAAAGTTACATAATGCCAACAGCAACAGGGTTTACGGCACTGGGTGCGGGCAACGGGTTTCCCGAGTGTATCACTAAGGTTGATATGACTGAAACGGAAGGCGGAACCTGGGCTCCTCCAGTTATTAACGCTTTGACGCTCAATCAGGCAATGAATCTCTATTGGAATCTATATGGGATAGTTGGGGCGGCCCTAGCAACAGGAACCGCTGGAACGGCTACCGTAAGCGACATAAACATACCCGATACCGATACGCCAATAAAACGCGTCTGCGGGGGAAGTTACTCTGATTTTGAAGAGAACAATGCGGGCGCACCAGACTACCCTTTTGCATCACAAAGCATCTTTATAAGCTCGTCAGGGATTATCGCAATGTATAATGGCGATACATCCATTGAGTCAAACTTCCTTGGATACTCTTTCGGCTATATTGCTTCCTGTAGCGCCAACAATACATCTAATTATGTAGAGACAATTCTTTTTGCTGGGTCAGCCCCCAACGCGTCTGATTCAGATGCGTGGACGCAAATATCAAGCATATACGTTGGAACGCCCCCCGTATTAACGAACGTAACATTTCAAGGCATTCCATTTATAACAGCATACCTTGACCTTGGGACAACTGGAGTTTCAGCGTCGATAACTGATGTAGCGCTCTACACTTACTAATTCGACACATTAACTACATTTAAACAAGAAATTTCCAATAACTTAACCCCTTATGCTATAATACCGCTATGACCCCAGAAGAACTAGAAGCCCTACGCCTTGCACAGGAAGCAGCCGCCAATAACTCTATGACGCAGCCCTATGACCTCATTGGTCAACAGGGTCAACAGGAGACTGGGATGGATACCAATCCTATGCTGATGGGTGGACTAGGACTAGGTGGTGGCTTTGTCGCCTCTCAGACTGGTGGCGCACCAGCGACATCCCAAGTACTATCGTCATTTGCTCAGAAGGTAGCTGCACAGGACGCAGCTAATCTGGCTGCTCAGAGGGCAGCATTCAATCCAGCAATCATAGGGCAGAACCTTCCGAAGGGAGGAGTAAACCCAGCGGTGACGGGTACACCCAAGCTACCGCTTCAAACTCCGAGTTCGGTCCTTGGCAGTAACCTTCCAACGGGAGGAGTAAATCCAGAAGTTAAAGGTCGCGTTAAGACAGGTGTCTTTAATAGGCCAAACATAAAAAGTACAACACCGCTAACACCCAATAAGGTTCTTGGGGGACTAAATGCTAATCCTTTGAGTAGCATTGCGAGTAACCTATTAAAGGGTTCAGCTTACACAGCAGCCGTAACGCCGAATCTCATAGGTGACAGTACACTGACTGGGGCATATAATAGCGCAGTTGCTGCAGGTGAGGATCCGGCAACAGCAGCAGCTAGACTTGGAACTGCTGATACATCAATCCGCGGACTGGACACATCAAATCGCGAGGTTGACTTTATGCCTGATGGAACTGGGGTACTGAACGGAGTTTCATTGTTCACTGGTGGAGCCGAGACCACTGGAATGAATTACGCTGACGTAGTAAATGCGGATAACGCTCGGAAGGCACAAGAAGCTCAATACGCCGCAGCGGCACAGGCCGAGGCGGTAGCGGATGCAAATGCTTTCGTGCCACCATTGGACTTTGCGGGTGAAATACAGAATGCCCCAGAGACGTATTCTGGTCTAGTGGAAAACAATCCATTCACTTCAATGGGTGGTACTCCCGTAGAGGATAACCAATATACGATGGAACGTGAGGCTGGATTATCGCCAGAAGATAGAGCCAGAATTGAGGCACGACTCGCTCAGACAAATGCTGATATAATTGCATCTGGCGGCACAGTTCCTAGTTTAAGTGCGGTGGCTCCTGAGGAGGGATTTATGTCCAGGCTTGTTGGAAGGCTCGGGGAACAGTTTACTCAGCCAGCACCATATACGCCACAGGGGGGAGGTGCTGAGGCAGAAACAGCATTTGGCGCAACTCCAACGCAACCAACTTTATTTCGAGAAGGTCTATCGGCACTAAGCGAACTAAATGAAACGCCGCTGACTAGCCCTGATTCTTTTCAAACCGAAGCACCAATTGTACCAGCACCAGCAGCACAAATCGCAGCCTTACAGTCTCAAGCTGCACCAGGTAGCCCACAAGCTTTCTTTGAGGAGTACCGATCACGGGGACCTTTGACACCCGAACAAATTGCACGGGGAGAAGCGGAAGCCGCACGTATGGGTACGACCTTTGATCCAGAAACAGGTTTCTCTAGGGAACCATTTTTACAATCCCAGCAGGGGCAGGCTCCTCAAGTTAATCGACCAGAGTACGGTTACGGTGGTGCAGCACCTATGAGCGTCGAAGAGACTCGTGCTCGCTTAGGTGGACGGACCCTCAATGAGTACCTGAATGCACCTAATGGAACCGAGGGTGTATATGGTTTACGTACTGACCCACAGGGTCGTATGATTCCTGCTGGCTTTGAAAATCGTGCTGACGCTTATAGGGGTTATGAAGATGAGGCAGCTGCCCGTGAAGGACGACTAGCTGCTCGTATGCAACAACCGGGAGAGAGTATTACTGAGCGCGATACACGTATCGCAGGAGAGCGTACTCAGTCATCCCAGAACGTACCAACCGATGTCCGCCAGGCTATGTTGACCCCAGAGGGTCGCAGGACGGCTAAACAGATAAACCGCCTAGCACGGTGGAGCGGAAGCACTCAGGGTCAAGAGATGGGCGGCGTAGCTGGCTTAGAGAGAAGCCTACAGCCAGTTGATGTACAGAAGCAGCAATACGATGCGATGCGTGTATACAAACTGGGGTTGGAAATCGATAAGATGCAACAGGAGAAACCATCCGAGTATCAAGAGTCCGCAGCTGAAGTAGATGAAGCTATTGCAGCGGGAAGCATTAAGCCAGAGGATCGTAACAAATTCATCCTCCGGGATCTAGGATGGCAAGCCAAGGGAGGCGAGGACTCAAGTGACCTTATGAGTATCATTTACGGGGATGGTTCAAAGTCGGGAGGAGAGCCAGTACTGGTTAAGACCCAAGAGGAATATAACAATCTAGCTAAAGGAACTCGTTATACTGACGAAGATGGCAACATAGCTACCAAGAAATAATATGGCATTCCGAGCACCACAAGATGAGGTCGAACCATCTAGCTTCCGAGCACCACAAGATGAAGTTCAATCGAAAGGTTTTCGCGCACCACAGAGCGATCTTGAGCCTATAGGATTTCGAGCACCATCCGAGGAGGTAGAGCAAGGGGCTGAAGACGAAGGCAACACAGTTGCTGAATATGGTGCTGCCTTTGCTACCGATATAGCCGTATCTGAGGCTGGACGACTTGGTGGTGCTGCTCTAGGAACAGCAATTCTCCCAGGTGTTGGCACTGCCGCTGGTTATATTATTGGAGGACTTGGTGCTGGTGCTGCTGGTTCTATTGCTCGTCAGCGTATACTCGATCCAGACGGTGAGTTAAGCTACGGAGACATTGTAAGCTCTGCATTGATAAACCTCATACCTGGAGGGAAAGCTGGTAAGCCACTATTGAGTGCAGTAGGCCGTCAGGCCGCAGCTGGTGCTGCTATATCTACTGGGGCTATTGCGGGGGAAGGAATCATTGATGAGGGAGAACTACCTACAATTGAAGAGTTAGGTGCTGCTGGACTCACGGGCGCTGCTCTAGGTGCTGGCCTAGGTATGACTGGAGAAGCGTTCAGCAAAGCTTACAGTAAGTTTGGGGGTATGCCGACACGCCGCCTTACGGAAGCATTTAAGATCGGTGATCCCGATGCCAAGATTCTAGTAGATGGAGTTGAACGTACGGGTAAGGAGTACGCTGAGATGCTACCGAAGAACTTCAATGATCTAAAGTTGGGCATCAGTGATGCTTACAGTGATGAGATGATTCGTGCTCGTGTCCTACAGGATGTAGTAGCTGGTGGTCAAATCAAACAGAAGGATGCTCCACTAAAAGTAAAGTCCGATGACAGTGACTTCTATATGAAGCGGAGATTATCCAGCCAGCATATAGCGGAGAAAGCTGAAGAGGCTCAGAAGCTTGTTGAGCTTGATGGTAACTTTCTGATGGCTAAAGCTAATGAGATTGGGACGGAGGCGGAAGTTCTCTCTCGATCAGTCAATGAGTACCTGTACGCGAAACACGGTATAGCGTACAATAAGGCGAACCGTTCCAAGTTTAAAGGTGATGGCGCAGCAGGACGCAGCACACAAGAGTTCAAGGACATCATTGACCGATTTGAATCCCAAGGTCTAGATAAGCAACTGGGCGAGTCCATCGGGATGCGTCGGGACTTATCAAAAAGAATCCTTACTACCCTTGAGGGTGGAGGATTAATTAGTAAGGTTGACGCTGATTCTCTACGCAAGAAGTTCCCGGACTATGTTCCGCTGAATCGGATTATGGAGACTGATGAGCTGGCAGATGTTGTGTCCAGTGTAAGTGGTCGTGCAGGACGGTACGAAACAACCTCAAGCGGAATACGAAGAGCCAAGGGTTCTGAGTTAGAGGTGGATGATATTTATAAGAATGTATTTGATAACTTAATCAATGCTACCCAGAGGGCCGAAGTAAACAAGGCTAACCAAGCATTCGTTAAACTTATCAGGGACAACCCTGCAACATCGAAAAATATAGCCAAGGTCACTAAGCCCCAGGTAACTGAAACTAAGCTTGTAAAGGACACCTCCGATGAAGCAAATGCGCTTCGAGCACTGGGAAAGCAGGTTCCACGCAAGGAGGTTCCAGTATATAAAGATGCTGGGAAAAACGTACTGACCGTATTTGAAAATGGTAAACCCCTACACATAGAGATTACTGACCCGAAGTTGGCTGCGGCTCTCAAAGGGACAAACAAACAGCAGGTTGCCGGAATCCTCAAGGGGGCAATGGTAATGAACAGATTTATGGGTGGTCTTTACACTCGATTCAATCCTGAGTTTGCTGTACCCAATTTGATTCGTGACAGATCTGAAGCTTTTGTGAATGGGATGGCTAATATGTCACTCGGTAAAGCGGCTAAGCTACTGAATCCTGTTACTGCATTGAATGACGATATCCGTACGATTCGTAGAAATCTAATAGGGAACAAGGCACAGCCGGGAACCAGGCAAGGTGAACTCGATTTAATGTACGAAGAGTTCGTCAAGGCAGGTGGTCGGACAGGAGGACTCGGATTATCCACAATGCAGGACATCAATGAAAGTATTGCGAAGCTTAGTGGGAAATTAAATCAACCAACCAAATCAAAGGCCAAAGAATTTAATAATTGGATCAATCGGGTTAATGAATACTTCGAGAATGCTACTAGGTTTGCGACCTATCGCAATGGTCGAGCTAGTGGTATGACTATGGATCAAGCCGCTTTTGCTGCTAGGAATAGTTCATTTGACCCGAACCTACAGGGATCACAGGGGGACTCACTACGGGCGTTGTACCTGTTCAGTAACCCAGCGATCCAGGGTGCTAAGAACTTCTTGCGCAGTATGAAGAACCCATTGGTGGCTACATCTGTTATGGGAACTCTAACCAGTACTGCCCTTATTCTTGATAAGTGGAATAGTAGTATTGATGAAGCTTGGCGGGAGAAGATACCTGAGTTCAAGATCAATAAGCATATGACTATTGTTCGGGGTAAGAATGAGGATGGAAGCCTGGACTACGCATCCATCCCAATCGGGTACTCAATGGTTCCATTTAAGATTGCTGCTGACTACGGTCAGCGAATTATGTTCGGCGGTGAGGATAACCTTGATGTTAAAACTATTGCCGCTGATATGTCGAAGAACATCATTGACTCATACAATCCGATGGGTGGATCTCCAATCCCCACGGTCCTTCGACCTATATATGATATAGCTAGAAATAAAGATGGGCTGGGTCGAGACATCCGACCTCACTGGCTTGAGCAGGAGAATATGTCAGCGGTAGAAAAGATTCACCCTTGGACTGCACGTACACAGGGTGGCGAGTTAGCGATGAACTTAGCTGAACAACTGGAGGATATGGGACAAGAGGTATCGCCGGAAACATTGCTGTACTTGTACCAGAACTATACTGGCGGTCCGGGTACAACGGTTAAGAGGCTCCTCAACACTACAGCTAAGATGTGGAACGGAGAGAAGATAAACCGTTCAGAGGTTCCAATCCTACGCAGATTCTACGGTGAAACATATGCGAAGGCATTTGAGATGCGCACAGGAGATCAACAGCTCCTTGATAATGTGCAGAAGCAGGATAATACTTCATCCGCGAAAGCTAGTAGAATTGCTGGTAACTATAAGCAAAAAATCAAGGACGCTCAGAGTCGTCCAGAGATTGGCCGAATCCTCCAGGATATGTCAATTGATCAGGACGTGAATGAATCAGTTGTACGCCGCGTGGAAAGATTTTTTAAGGACGAGGCCGCTGGTATTACTTCGGCAGATCGTCAAGTTAAATCACTAACAAAAGCCGCACGTGCTCAGTACTTCGTGAAGCGCATTGAAGGTATGGAGCGGGAACAAGCTGCCAGATATATACAGGAGCAGATTGATCGAAAGGTTCTGACCGACGGAGTACAGCAGTTAATGCTTGATATGCAATCCTTCAGGGATGCGTTCAGCAGGTAACGAAAAGCCCCGTCCTCCACACATAAAGGACGGGGCTACCGTAACGAAACAAGGAGTCAAATAGGACATAAACCGATCCCGCTGCGGATTACTCCAACAGCTTACCTTGTTATTTCAGTGAGAAAAGGAAGCAAACTCACTGATAAGTATTATACACTATGGGTTCTTATAATTGATAAGTAAATCTTTTAGGTTACGCTTCTCATCCTGTAGCTCCTTTCGCTGCTCGGTCATACGATCAATGCGGTAGGATAGAAGCCTGGATTCCTGCCGAATCATATCGATCTGGGTCTGGATTCTTTCAATGTTTTCTTCATTGTCTTGCATCCTCTGAACTTGTATGGAAGCCTTCTCTTTGTCAACAAATAACTCGGGAAAATTTAACCCTTCTAGTGGATAATTTAACTCCTCGTAGCAGAAGGTATCACGGGCAATAGCGGCCTCCTTCTCGTCATCAAAGTAGCCCAGTTCATACAACTTCCTGCTCTTGCCTCTACCGACATCAATTGTAACTCGGCATCTTTTCTTTCCAGATGGCCAGTATACTCCGCGGTACTTGGAATTTCCTTTTATCTTTTGTGACCCCCTTAGATTCTGAGATCGTGTGACGTACCGAAGGTTGTACGGAGCATTGTTTAATTTATCCCCATTGATATGATCAACGTCATAGTTGTTGGGTCTCGATCCAAGGAAGGCTCTTGCGATTAAATCGTGAATCTTTAATGAATGTGAGTTAATGGTATGCTGCACGTAACCTCTACCGTCCGTGCATCCAAAAGTACGACCTCTACTGCGCGGAACGTGAACCTCTATACTGCCATCCGAGTAACAGGTTACCCTTATTCCATTTACGCTTATATCCCTTGATGTTTCTGTAGCTATCATAGTTCTTGTGTATTGATGGTTTGTGCGCTGCGATTGTATAGGTAACCGGTACGCTTGGTTATTATTTGTACTGCTTCAAAGTCCGTAGTCCAAGGCATCTCACGATCCTCGAACCCGAAGTCATAGTCATCCCGAATTAGCTTAGAGATATTCCAGACATACAGAAGATGTTGGTATCCATTGACATAGATGAAATCCTTCTTTACTGATTCAGCGATACCGATATTGGTATCAAGCTTTAGCTGCTCAATAATCCAGGGATCATATGCCTTTCGGCGTACCTTGATTTCAACTAAGTAATCAATGCTCTCGTAATCAAAAGGACTGAACTGGTCCTCGGCTTTAATCAGCTTATTCATCTTGGGAAAAGCCAACATTATATTTTGTGCTACTTGTTCTTCTGTCATTATCCGAACCTCCCTGTGCAGTGATAGAATTTAAACGTACCTCCGATGTCGCGCTCACCTTCACGGTTCTTAGCTATCTCGTAGGTTAGACGGGTGAAACCTCCACGGGCATCTTTATCCTTAGAGGATTCAACATCTCCGTTTGAGGGATACATAAGCAGAACAACGTCGGCATCATTCTCGATGTCCCCGGAATCCTTTAGGTCATACAATTTAAGTCGGCCATTCTTGGCTCCCTCTCGGTTGACCTGTGCTAGTAGGATAATGGCGATATTGAGATCAATAGCCATCTGCTTAATTTTGTGAGAGATACTGGCGATGCCCTCGGCCTTACCCATCTTGGAAGAGAATGGTATAAGCTGTAAGTAATCAATGACCAGTAGCTTTACGCCGTGCTTGTTAACGAACTGTCGGGTCTGGCTGTATAGATCATCGGCACTCTTGACTGAGTGCGAGGTGTACACGGGCATTGTCTTGAGGTCAGAGATAGTCTCGTGAACCCGCTTGACCTGCTCTGGCTGGGCTATGTTGTCCTCCACGCTGCGAAGGTTAACACCTGAGATAACCTGCGTCAGTCTCTTGGTAAGCTGCTTCTGTGGCATCTCCAAGGAGAAGACTCCACAGGCGTGACCATCCTTTGCTACAGCCTGGGATACAATATACAGGGCCAGTGCTGACTTACCACAGGAGGTAGGTGCAGCTACAGTCATTACTTCACCAGCGGCTATGCCCCGATTGCCAAGCTCACTATCCAAGTTATTGGTATGCGTCTTAACAACGTCGGGTACGTAGTCACCTGACTGCATCCTAGCGATGTCCTCCAGTAGCTCGTCAGCAGACGAACCGATCCCGGTTTTATCTTGGCTGAATAAAGGACGTGCAGTAATCTCGGACTCAAGGGTGCTGCGAATCTCGTCATAGCTAAGAGCCTCGGACTCCACATTCTCGACAGCAATCCGGCAGGACCGCATAATCTCACGAAGCCTAGCCTTCTCTGCTACGATGTTAGCATAGAACTTAGCCGTAAGCTCGCTGTAAACGCCGTCAGCTACCGATAGGATACCTGCTATGCCACCGACATCGTCAAGCCCTCTAAGGGACTTCAGATGCTCTGCAATGGACACCTCGTCAATGGGCTTACTCAGTTGAGCAAGGTCACCTATAGCTTGGAACAGTAATCTAAATCGTAGTACGTAAAAATCCTCGGCCTCCAGTAAAGGACGCACCATATCATATACGGATGCGTCACCTGGGAATAGGCAGGATGCTATTAATTTTCTTTCAGCCTCAACACTATGTGGCTGGTTCGTCGTCAGTAGGTTTATTTCGTTCATTATCAAGTAATTCTACCAGAGAACGAAGGACTTGTCCAAGGGACTTATGGGCTACACGATTTAACTCTGGCATATGATAACAATCAATTGTGTTATAGATGGAGAGAGATACTTCGGCGGCTTCTTTTATTTTAGTCATTTCGTTGCGGTCTATTTTATTATATTGAGTCATAAGAATTACTTGCCCCCTACCGAATTGTAAGGGGCAAGCATCTTAGCACAGGGACTTACTCCGACTCTGCTCTTTCGAGCATCCCTATGGCTATCAACGAGTAGCCAATTAGGTCGCGGAATATGTCCTTGGATTGGTCGCCATTAGTAACTACTTTTAGCTGACCGTCGTTACAGAAAGCCTTCGCTCTCTGGAATTTGTCCTGCATCCGAATGCATACACCTGTTAAGGGATGAACACCGAACTCGGAGGAGCCGTCAAAGTTTGCGAAGGGGTTATCGCAGCTTTCGCCTCCTGTGTAATCCGAGCATTTGTGAGCGGTTAGTTCCAAAATGGAACTGACCTCGTCACGCCGGAATGTTTCCCACCAGATCTTATCGAATGAGGACATTCTTAGAATGGGGTGTTGTCATTGGTTGGCGCACTTGCAGCTTTTGGCTCAGATGAACCACCGGCTGCTGCTCCGCCCTCTACTGGGTTCAGTGCCAAGGAGAGGAAGTTAGTACCGCTCTTGGCCGTCTTCTTCCAGCCCTTGAGGTAGTAGTCCTTACCCTCGACATTAATCTTCCCGCTGTAGTCAGGATGATTTGGTTTTTCTTTGCGGTCATTGACGAAGAATGTACCGGAGTTTGTGTTATCGTATTGTGACATAATATTACTTTCGTTATTGGTTATTAGTTGTGAGCGACATCTTCATCCAGCTTTACGGCACGGATGGTTGTGTCAGGTTGTTCTAGCTTGACGCTCAAGTGTTTAGCAAGTGCGTCGACCTTCTGATTAAGCAATTGATTCTGCTTATCCAAGAGTTTATTGTGCAGGTGTACTGCTTCAAGATTTTCTTTCATCTCTCCGATGATAGTTTCGTAATGGTTGTCCAGCATTTGAATGCTTGAGATGACATCTATGATTTCGTTTCGTAAGTCCATATTAGAATCCTTGTGTTTGTTTGGTTGTAGGTTTAGGCAATTTGCTGCCGTGGTCATTAGTAGCGTCCGGATCTTTGGTATCGTCAATAGCAAAGAGTCCATTTAGTGCATATTTTCTGGCGTAGGATGAAGCACTGCCAGTAATCTGGGCATCGTCCATACCTTTCTTTGTCTCAGCCTCACGAGCGTAGGCATTAACGTGAATCGATTTACTGCTCTCCTCTGTTGATGCAATAACTGCGGTTGACTTGACGTAGACCCGGCCACCGACCTCTACCATTTCATCGGTGATGACTAAGGTGCAGGCCCACTCAGCAAGCAATGGCTTGACGGATGTAAGGATGTCCTCTGCGGAGCGGTAGCGGTAACCACCGAACTTATTAGTCTGTCCCTTCGGTGCTTTCAAAGAGGACTGAATCCCCTGGAGTTTCTGTTGTATGTTCATTGTGCTTTCTTTGGTTTTTGTATTACTCATATTTACTTTTGGTTAGTTTACGGAACAGCTCTTTACGCTGCTTTTGATTTTTACAGGAAGCAAGATCACCTTCACTTGCTCCTAGGTCTTTTAACTCTGTGACTTGTTCAGATGCTGTCAAGGAATTTCCGAACTTTCTTGTAAGTTGTGTAAGTCCTACAGGATGAAGGACATCGGTCATCTCCTGATCCAAGTAAGCAGCCATTGCATCCAAAGTATTTGGCAAATCTTCCTTCTCACCCTTGCACATCTTGAGGAAAAAGTTCTCAACCTTTCCGAGAAGACTGTTGGCTTGGCGAGAGATTACACCTCGTACCATTCCGGTCTGGTGGTCGTGATCCAGCACCCAGTCCTGCGTCTTGATGTTCAGGATAGGACACGAGATTGGCTTGTTGGCCTCCCGGAACTCCTTGATTTGATTCTGTGATAGGTATGTCATAATTAGGTACTAGTAGGTAATCAAAGATGAAAATATACGCTATTCACCCGATATAATTTTTCCTTGAGTTGAGGTACTATGGGTGAATGAGAATACTACTTGCCCTTTTACTTTTCCTGCTCCCATTAATTACTTCGGCTGACCCAGCGATCAAGATACTTTGCGATAGCGGGTTAACGCATTCAATTGCTAAGGCTAAAACAATCTATGCAAATGCCGGAGATCATATTTTTTATAAGGAAACAAAAGCTGAGAATGGTATGCTGCTGCTTACCGATGGCAAGGTGCAGAAGTTCAAGGCTGGTATGGGCAATCTAGTAGTGGTCGCGGTTGTGAAGAATTACTCATAGCTTAACCGCGAGGTTAAGCGCGTAATAACTTAACCGCTAGGTTAAGCGCATCATAATGAATTAGTAGCCTCATCCTTGAGGGCCGCGATTGCCTGCTTGAGTTGATTGTTCTCCTCCTGTAGCTGGAGGTTCTCATTGCGTAGATATATGAAGTTCTCCCTTACATCCATAATGATGTCAGAAAGTGATGGTTCGTTTAGGTTATCAGTCATAATGTGTACGCCCTACTGGGCTGTTGTTGGTAGTTTATAATTAGGTAGCTTGAACTGTCGTCGCCATAGTGCGTAGGTTGACTTGTGGATGCCGGACTGGTCCGCTGCTGTCTCAAGTGATATACCACTATCCCGCATTGAGTCAATCTTTTTCACAACCTCGGCCTTCTCTTCAGTGCTGAGTCGATGAGTGATTCGGTTGCAGTTACTTCCAGGGATGAAGTGTCGTGTCCCTGCTGCCGCCTCAATCCTCTCATTGTCCTCAACCTCCTTGGCAATCCGGGCTGCTGCCCATTCCATAAAGCTGCTGTTTGATTCTGCTGTTGTTTCGTACATTCTTCTTATTTAGTTAATTCTTTTGTTGATAGTATTTTTCCTGTGCCTCCTCGCTTGAATACACATACTCCTGTCTTGTCCGGCATCTTCTTGAGAAGCAGGCGCACTGCTCCTTGTTCATCGTGCGCCCACTTGTAAGTCCTGCCGACGTAGCCCTCTGGCATATCGTCGTGATGTGTTCTGATTTCGTATTCAGTCATTAAGACGTTGTATCAAGGTCACGAATGCCTTGGCCGCAGTAGCAGGAACTACTCCGTTGCCCAAGAGCCTAAGTCTGTCCACCCTACTGGAAGCCCCATTAGACTTTCCACCCAATCGGGATTGAGTCGCCCCACTGCCTTGCCGCAGTGACCCGCTATCTCTTCCTCTAAGTTTGCCTTCTTTCTGGTCGCAAGTTGCGACCTGTTCTCCTCGGTGATCTTGGGCTGTACCTTGTTGGCTCTTGGTGTCGGCCCCTGCTGTGACCCTTGGCTCTTCCCAGTCGTGCTGAGGTTCGCTTGGTCGAGAAGGCCAACGTGTGCCACCCGTTGCCCAAGTGTTTGCTTTGATGGGTTCGCTCTGCTCGGAGGTACTGTCGCATTGCTGTCCTTCCAGTCTCGTGTTGTTGCGGTGGGCCAGGATGAAGACACGCTTTCTCTGGTGAGGTGCGCCGACTTCAGCCGCTGAGAATACTCCCGCCGTTGCTCGGTAACCCATTCCTTCCAACTCTCGGAGGACATACTGGAGAACTGATTCTCCGTCGGCTGTCTTGGCTGAGATAATTCCTTCGACGTTTTCGAGGAAAACAATTCTAGGTTGGCACTCTCTGATTCCGGCTGCGATGTATGGGAATAGGTGTCTCGGATCTTCAACGCCTTCACGCTTTCCAGCAGCACTGAAGGGTTGGCACGGGAAGCCTCCAGAGAGGATGTCCACGCATCCACGGAACTTTCCGTAAGGGAAGGTTTTAACGTCCGTGTACACAGGTGCTGCATCCAGCTCTCCCGCTTCCATCTTTGCAACCAAGTTCGCGACAGGGAATCCTTCCCTCTCCACGTAAGCGATCTCTCGCAGATTTGGGAGAACTCTTCTGAGTCCAAGTCCGATTCCTTCGTATCCACTGCACAAGCTGAGGTGATTGATTTGTTTATTGGTAGTATCCACATTTATATTTCGGTTAAGTTATTGTTTATGATTTATTATTAGTCCTACATTCTCAAGAGCCAGTACAGCTCAGCACATTTCTTCGCTACCTTAATACCCTTGTCAAGCTCCTTGTCATTCCAGACCTTGTGATGGTGCTTCTTGGTGTCGCAGTCAATGATTACGGAGATACAGCCCGGCAGGTAGTCCAGCTTGCGCTCCTTCATTAGCATATAGGCTTCGATGCCTAGCTGCTGGCAGTCCTTGTCGTAGCACTTGGCCTTACCCTTGGTATTGGTTCGGCACTTGTAGTCCGCTAGGAACAGCTTGTCGTCACTGTCGTAGCCAATGAAGTCCACGCTGCCAGCGATCTTAATACGATTGCTTGCAATGATATGCTCACAGGATACAGGCTTTACGCCCTCCTCGTGAACCCAATCCACAAACGGCATCGCCCACTCATTCCAGACGCTGTCCTCAGGTGCGCTACCCTCGGCGAGGTAGTTATGATTAATGAAGTCCTCGATTACTTTGTGGACTGTCGTACCGAACTCCGATGACTCAATAGTTTCACCCGTAGCTGGATGCTCCCTTGTGCCATAGGTAAGACGCTCTAACTCCTGCCAAACTAGGTCAGGGTACGCCCTCGCTAGTTGCGCCATCATACGGGGCTTATAGATACTGTCGAGGAACGCATCCTTTACGATGCCTAGTACAGTCGTCACAGAAGGATAAACCTTCGCTACTTTCCGCGCTTGTGCGGGTGTCATTATATCGGCCTCGAACTCAGGGTTCAGGACATCGTTGCAATTATAGAAGTGGCTCATTTTCTTTTCTTTCCGTATGTTGGGTACGATGCGCGTCCCGTTTTGGTACGCCGTGCATCTTTAATTAGACCTAGCTGCCGGAAGTGAGCCACCGCCTGGCGGCCCTCCTCCATTAGCTTGCGATTCCGCATTACTGATTCGTAAAGATCAGCGAACTTGTTTGCTAGTTGACTTGCGTTACTCATTACAGCTCCTCTTGATCCATAATGAACTCCACACCTTCGCGTAGAATGTCGATGCGCTGCTCTGATTCCGCAAAGTAACGGCCAGCGTACAGCTCGATGTTCTCTTGGTCAATGATGATTAGAGTGTCCTGTCCAAGTGTACTCTGGTTCGATTCCGGGATCATTGCACCTACCCAAATGAAACGCAGTTGCTCCTCCGCTATAAAGTGCAGGAGGTCATCGGAACTGCGGCGTAATGTTTCTAGTTCTGTTTTTTCTGTATCCATTGTATTGTCTTTAGAATTTAGCAATGAGAGTTGCGACCAGTAGCATAAGGCTGCCGCCTAGACAGCAGGCCAGCACTACACAGGCGGAGTAAAAAATCTTCTCGCCGCCTTTGACGAGATGATCGAGGTTTGTTTTTTCTTTATGATTTTTCATTTTTATTACGTTGTTATCGGTGTTTAGGTATATCAAGGCTTGACATACTTTTTGATGTGATGTGTACCTTAAGACAGTCAGCCCTTGGTAGTCAATCATTAATTAATATAAAAAAGGCAGTCAATGACTGACAGTCATATGACTGACGGCCATAAGGTAGGCTAGATGTAACGCAAGGTCTCCTCGTAGATGGTTGCCCTGTCATCGTGAGTAAGTACGATGGTCGGTAGATCGACTGGTGTATCGTCATTCGGCCAGTAGACCAATGAGACAATCTCGAACTCGTCAAGATCGCGTTCCTCCCAGGCTTCTGTAACTACGGACTCCCCGACCTCGCTGCTGCTCTCGCACTGAGTTGTCACGGCCTCTGCTTCGACTGTTACATCAAAGTATTTATCAGGTCGCAGCTCTAGGCCTTCTAGTTGTATTGTTTGCATATTAATCAGCGTTTAATTGCTCAAGTGTCCGGCATCCTGTCCGTACGAACAGGATATCTAGATAGGTTTCCTCGCTGTTGCCATTGATTGACGTAACAAGAGAAATTTCCTCTTCGGTTGCTATATTCATTTCTATCAGTGTTTCGTATGTGTCCATTGTTATCCTTTCTTATTTGTTAAGTTTGCTAGTTAATTCCTTAATGCCCTTATTGAGCCGCTTGACTGCTTCCTCTTGAATACGGGTTAATTCCCGATCTTCCTCTGCATCTACGCTGTCCCTAATCTCCTTTAGGTAGTCGCGATGCGCTGCTGCCCTCTCATATATAGCTTTAAGAGCCGCAATAGCTTCCTCTTGCATATCTTTACAGAAGTCCTGAGTGATTGACTCCTCAGCCATAAGCTTGCCAGCCGCCCGTAGTTTATCGGTAAAGAAATCAATTTCCCAATATCTGTCTTCGATGCTTAGTGATTGTTTTTTGTCTTTCATTGTTTTCCTTTCTTATGTGTTACTTATTGGCACGTTTTTTGATTATTCTGAAACAAGGGCATAAATCAGTCCCGAATGTTTTAGCGAACCAAATTGCGCGGTTAAGTTTTAACTGTAAACTTTTCTTATCTTTTATTATTCTTTTCATTTTTTTCCTTTCTTATGTGTTAAAGCTTAATCTTCGATTAAGCGCGATATGCAGCGGGCTTTTCCCGTGCTTCAATTACTGTTAAAGTGCTTTGTTTACTAGGTGTCAAATATATTTTTAATTATTTTTTCCCTTGCTTCCCTTGCTTCCCTTGCTTCCCTAGCTCGCCGGCTTCCCTAGCTTCCCTTGCTTCCCTAGCTTGTCTTGCTTGTCTTGCTTCCCTTGCTTCCCTTGCTATGCTTTACCCTTGGCGCGAATCAAAAGGCCTTGTGCGGCCGCCTAGCTCGCTGGCCTGTGCGCTGTCTTGCTTTCCGGCGCTGTCTTGCTTGTGAGTGGACACAAAAAAGCCGGCCTTTGACGGCCGGCCTTCTCTTTTCTTAGTGAATACCGATACCGATGGCAACGCCGGCGAAGTCTTTTGAGCCGCAAGCGTGACGGCCTTGTGGCAAACAGTTTCCACAATTGCCGGGGCAAGCGAAAGCCTTTGTTTGTATTTGCCTGAGCTTAGCTAACACGTCGCGCCGGTATTCTTGAGAGCCGGCCTTTGTCTTATCCTGATAAGCTCTTTTACTTATGTGCATCTTGTCCACCTTTACCGCCAAGAAGTCACCGCGCACCACTGGCAAGCTTAAGAAAGCATTTGCAAGGCCAGTTCTTTCGTGCCGGCTGCCTGACGATGCATTTGTAAGATAATTCGACGGCCATTGATATCCACTTGCGTCAAGCTTTACAAATTCAAGCCAACTTTTCGAATACCCGTACACCTTAAGATCGGGCCGCGCTTTGCATAGCTCCATAAACATCTTTAAAGTTTCCACATCTTTAAAGTCACCGTCGACGAATAGGCGTACAGTTCGGCCAGTCTTTTGACTCAAAAAAGCCTTTTCTATTACTTCAGGATTAAGTCGCATAAGTAAACTGTTTTGCAATTGTCTAAAGAAGGCCGCCGGATATCGCCAAGCGCGAAGCGAATAACAAAACTCGACACATTTACCTTTGCCGGGGCAATCAGCCAAAGCTAAGGAAGAGAAGGCCGCGAATGGCAGTTTCTTGTTTCCTTTTTCCGCGAATATTGAAAAAGGCGGAATTCCTGACAAGTCGCTTTCTAAATAGGAAAGCATCTTTTCCGCGTAGTATTGCCAAGTGCCGCGCTTCTCTAAAGCTTCTGGCGATTCATTGATGCAATCAGTCAAACGGCCTTTGATGGCCTGAGTGTTATCGATTGCGCGAACTATTTGTAAGCATTGTTTACGATTCATTATTAAAAGCGGTTTTACAGATCCGCAAACTGTTTTAGTTATATGTGGTTTGTGTGTGTGTGTATGGATTAATCAAAAGTTATTTCAAACGGTACTTTTAGGGCATTAAGCGAATCCTTAACATTATGCAAGTTATAAGGGGATTCAGTAAAGCTTTTACCGTCGAAGCGAATCGATAGTAGATGGCTGTAGCAGTGCAATTCGACAAGCTTAGGTGTTTGCCCAAATTCGCGCTGCATCTTAGCAAATAGTTGACGAGTAAAAAAGGCCATTTCGCCATTCGGGTCAATCTTTCGCAACTCAGCGCATTGCAATTGTAAATGAGTAGTTAGGTGCATAGTATTCTGTGTTTTGGGTTATGTGTGGATTATGGTTTATGCTTCTTTGCGCTCAATAGCTTCCAGTGAATTGTAAAACTCAGAAACGCCACCCTTGAACGCTTCAATAACTTCTTCGATGGTATTGTATTCGGGGAAATATTCGCCGCAAACGTTCAAGTGAAAGACACTGTGCTCTTCTTGCATTGGTTTGCATTCAAGCGCATTCGGCACATAAATGCTTATCCATTCACCTTCAAGGGTCTCAAAGCCTATTGAAGCGAGTGAATCTTGGCAATAGCTTGTATTTTCCCATTTATCGTCAAGGGTTTCAATCAATTGGTTTATTATCGGGCGGGAGATTGTTGGATTGTGGTGGTTGTTCATAGTATTTATTATTTATTAGTTATAGTTAAGAGTGAGACGCTATCAATGCAGCTAAATCAAAGGCAGTCAAGTATATATTTAAAAAAAGATTAAAAGACTTTTACCCGTCAAAGCCTTCCACTATATGAGATGGATAGAGATGGATCTTGGCTAAATCAATTAATAGCCGAACGAATACATCCCATCTACACAAAACAATTTACAAACTCACGCACGAAAGCAAAGCCAATAGTCGAACCGGACAATAGCGCCCGGCCGCGCGCGTACGTTACGCCTGGGCGCGCGTGTATAGCACGTGAACGCGAACAGGGGGGGCGGGGGTCAAGTCGAGTCGCGTCGTCAGTATATATATACATATACAGCCCCTTAAAAAAATTACTCACTCAAGGGGCTTCTACTCCAGTACCAATCCCAGGACAGCACTTATATAAACCCTAGTAATCTCGTGTACCATAAGAAGTCAGTTTATGACTTCTCTTTTATGATTCCCTTTATTTTATATTCATTAAAGGAATTACCTTTAGGACTAAACTGTCTTATGAAGTTGCTGCCTTATGGTACGCATAGTATAACACGAAATCCGGGATTGTATACATATATAATGAACTTTCTTTTATGTATTAGCAATACTTATAGTATATTAACTTGACAAGTAGTAAATCTAATGATGAGGTACAGGTATGGAAGATAAAGAAATGAGTGCCACTGAGAAGGAGAAGGCAGCTTTGCTGAGCGAGATTCAGCAGAGTATCCACGAGGTGGCCAATGAGAAGCGGGGTTTAAAGCTCAAGTGCTTGAGCGTCTATGATCCCGCGAAGGTAGCTAAGTTGCTTTACTTGTACAGTACAGGGAGCAGCCAGACTAGACTGGTACGCCACTATGGGTTCGAGAGGGATACTGTTATTAGTGTACTGGCGGACTACGCTGACCATATGGGTACGTTCAAGGAGTTAAGTGGTCGGATCGCGGCCAAGAACTATCTGAACCTAAGTAGCCTAGAGGAGGATTTAATTGATAAGGTACGCGACCGTCTGGAGAATGATCCAGAGATGGAGGTCGGGTTCAAGGATATCAAGGAGTTATCCATAGCTAAGTCCAATGCTTCCAGGGAGGCTATGACGGCTAGGGGAGAGGCTACGCATATTACTGAGGAGCGCAAGGTGTACACCCAAGATGACTACGAGGCTACTATAGCTGCTGCTAGGAAACGGATAGAAGAGGCTAAGGTAGCTGATATAATAGAGATACAAGATGAAGATAACAATTAATAGACACGACGAGGAGGTATCAATTGATACTGAGCACGATGACCTTACTGCTAATCAAGTAGCTGAGCTTATGTTTCGTATTAGCTTAGCTAATGGTTACTATCAACAAAACGTAGCTGAGGCATTCTATGAACTAGGTGCAGCAATGCTAAAACTGGAGGAATACGATGAGCACTAAAGGAAGCGGCCCTCGGAAGGGACACAACGCTGAGAAGCAGCGCAAGAACTACGACGATATTGATTGGTCCAAGAAACCCTTGGCTCCTAGAACCGAACAACCAAAGGGTAGCAAATGAAGAATAAAACACCTGATATTGATCCGGACATTGCCTTTAACCACGTCCGACGAATGCTTGGGGATATTTCGCCGAACTTTGCTTTTATTATAATGGATGAGGACGGTGATCTATTCTATGATTACACGAACTATCGTATAGGTAGAATGCTAATGACTGAGTCCCTAGATGATATGGATTCTGACTTTGGTGACTTTGACTGGGATGATCTAGTCGAGGATGTTGAGGACGAGGACGACGATGAAGATGCCATCTTTTAAATATGCTTGATTTCACAGAGCACCCGATCCTCAAGCCGCCCACGGACGAGGAGATTGTACTTCTAGGAGAAGCTGATCCCAAGCTACTAGAGGAACTACACAGGGCGCACGAGGGCAGGATTCGGGCAGCTACGGATGATCCTATACGCTATGGGTTCGACCTACCGGGCTGGGAGCGTATGTCGGACTCCTTCAGGGAGTACAATGAGGTTCTAGCACTAGGCGGGAATCGCAGTGGCAAGACAACTGGATGCGCTAAGCGGATTATGGAAGCAGTGAGTTCTAACTTTGATGGACACATAGTATGCTTTTCTCAGAATGCGGATACCTCTATTAAGGTACAGCAGCCAGCTATCTGGGAGATGATGCCCAAGGAGTTCCGGAAGAAGACCAAGAGCATTGACGGGTACATTAACTATTCAATGCAGAATGGGTTCACTGGGAGTTCGTTCGTGTTCCCGGATACTAGGACTCGTGTGGACTTCAAGACTTATACACAGTTCAGTAATAACTCCACTATCCTTGAGGGTTTCGAGTTCGGGTTCAAGAAGGGTAGTGTCAAGGCTGGGAATGAATCCAATATTGGAGCCTGGCTGGACGAGTACTTAGGTGACGCGGCTTTGGTAAATACCCTTCGGTTCCGCCTAGCTACACGGGACTCAAAGATGGTGATTGGTTTTACCCCGATTGACGGGTACACGCCGTTCATCGCTGACTATTTAAAGGGAGCAGAGACCCTTGAGACTAGACCTGCCGCCCTCCTGAGGGGAAAGGAGGTTCCTACTAAGCAGTACAGTCCAAGCCGTGATGCGGCTGTGATCTACCTGCATTCGGACGAGAACCCATTCGGGGGTTACGAGCGAATCGCAAAGGATCTAGCTGGGCGACCAGAGGATGAGATAAAGGTCCGTGCGTACGGATTACCCGTGAAGTCAGCCAATGCTCTGCTCCCTTACTTTAATACTGAGGTAAATGTGCTCAATGAGGAGCCCAACAAATACAAGATGACGTTCCCCGACATTTCCGACAAGTCGCAGTTCACCTGCTATCAAGTGGTTGACCCCGCTGGTGCAAGGAACTATACCTGCATCTGGGCTGGGGTGAACAAGGACGGAGAGGTATACATCCGCAAGGAGTGGCCGGATCGTAACACGTACGGAGAGTGGGCTATGTTCGGGGACCCGAAGTGGAAGTACGGCCCAGCAGCCAAGAAGATTGGTCTAAATGTTGAGGGGTACTGCGAATTATTTGAGGAGATTGAGGACGATCTGGGAATTGAAGTAATTGAAAGAATCGGGGATTCGCGTTTCTTTGCTAGAGAGAATGAGAACAATGACGATCTATTTACTTCATTCTATGACTTCGGTCTAAGCTTTATACCATCTGATGGTAAGATGGAGGAACAAGGCATCACAGCTCTGGATGACTGGTTTAACTACAATCCCAATGTGGACATTGACCAAGCCAATAGACCAAGATGCTATATTCACGAGGACTGCGGTAACCTTATCGACAGCCTTATTAACTACAATGCAGGCGGAAAGCCAGAGGAAGCCCTAAAGGATTTCTTTGACGTTATTCGCTATTTGCGAATGTCGAATGGTGGAGAAGGTCCTGACTTTCTTTCATCAAATGATATGATGACAACCAAATCACGCCAGGGAGGATACTAATGCCAAAGAAAAGATTAAGTAAAATTGCAGAAGAACAAGAAGTAACGTTCGATGAAGCTATTAAAATTGCCACTGAAAAACTGCCAGAGGGTTCCGTTACTGGGAAGGGACGAAATACTTGGGTAACTGAGGAGGGTGCAAAGATCCTTGAGGATTCCTTTATGATTGAGGAGATTATTCCTAAGCACTTTACCGGAACAGTACTAGCAGAATGCTTAAATCCTAAGTACAATGTAGTCTTTAGTAAGGAGATTGGTAAGCGAGTAAACGTACTTCTACCCAGAAAGTGGCAAGGCAAGCTAATCAAAAAGATAATGACCTTTGAAGCTATTGAGGACAAGAAGGGGGTAAGCTATCGCTATGTCGGGAAATAAAGATTTAACTATGGATAGGGATTGGTGCAGGGAGCAGTCCGACCGATTTGCTAGCTGGGAGATTCTCCGCAGGTATGTTCTGCACGAAAGTGGCGTATCAATGACAAATGGTGACCTATGTGATACAATAGGCGTATCATCGACTTACACTATCCGATTGCTTAAATCTATACAAAAACGACTCGCTGAAGAAAATGCTAAATGAATCAATCTCCGAGTCCTTGACTTATGTCCAGGACGAACCCGACATCAAGACTCTACGCTATGCTTACGAGCAGACTGTATCAGAGTTGGACTCCTACTTTGATCTGTGCCGTACTAGTTACGATGATCGTCGTAACTGGTGGCCTGGCAAGAGCCGGGATCATCGCAAGCACGGTGCTGATGCTTTTCCTTGGGAAGGTGCATCAGATATGGAGTGCCACTTGATTGATGAGCGAATTACTCGCTTAGTATCTTTATTTATGGCATCGTTGAATCGAGCCAACGTCCGAGCATTTCCTGTTGAGAGTGGTGATATTGGTCGAAGCCAAATTGTGTCGGGTTTCTTGAAATGGATGGTAACGTCGGGATATATCCCACGTTTCTACCGCGAGATGGAACTCGGTGCTAACTATTTGCTTGAGCGGGGTATACTGATCACGTATGTCGGATGGCATCGTGAGGATCGACGGTTCCTTC